CAGGTAACCCGTTTCCGGATTTGCGTCTCCAGCCCCTAAAACAAAAGGCTGATTTATGTCGTTAAGGACACAATCTGTATCATCGTGCATCCAGTATTGCTCAATGACGCGCTTTCCGAAACGATTCACATAGTTCTCTCGGTAAAAGTTCAGTTTACCGCCGCAGAACGGGCACGGTTTTAATTCAGCCATAATGGTTATCCTCCTGTCGATTGAATGAATGGCTTACGCTATGCTTGCACTTGAGCTCGGCGAACTCTTTCTTTGAAAAACAGTGGAATGGTGCACAGTCCCCGCATTTTACGCATTTCCAATGAGGCTCACACCCTTTGTACATCAAGTCGTTAACCCTCACTACGTTCCCAATTCCGTGCTTCATCTTTTTCAGCCTTTCATCTCGTGAATGAGCACATTCAATTCAGCACGTAGCGTCCTGCACTTGCGGACGATAGAAGTGCAGGAGTTCTCTAATGTCACGGCTTGTCCGCCCACGGGTTTCCAATTAGCCCTCGTTTCTGCATCCTCGTAATCTGAAACGCTCTCTTTCAGACTTTCTGCCAAGCCGCATATAAGTGCGGCGCGATTTGATTTAGTCATCTGTTGTGCTTCCTTTCTCTCCTTATTCGCTTTAATTCTTTTTTTGTTTTGTCCGAAGGGCCTACCCAATTCCAGTTCTCCCACCCATACTTGTGAGCGAGTACTTTGGCTTTAAGCCATAGCAGGGGAAGAAGAGAAACTTCAAAGCCGCATACACTGTTAATGAAGTAATTGTCCTTGGTGATATGTGTTTTCTTGTCATAACTCTGCACGATTGGCTTACCCTTTGCTTTATGCAATACGCAGATTACATGGTCAAACCCGCGCTTGTCCCGACGCTCGTAATATGCGCCATACCCGTTCTCATCGGTCAGAACGAATCCGTGTCGTTCCATTTCGTTATTAATAAATTTGTCAAGCAGTCTGTTAATCATTTACATTCGTCCTTTCCGCTGTTTTCACGCTCTTTAAGCATTTTGAGAAACTTTGCATACGACAAGCCGTCGGAAACGAGTTCATCTTCAAACTTTTTATATTCTTTGATTATGTCAGGCGGAAGGCCGATATCCTCATACATTTTAAGGCGCTCCCACACCTGTTTTTGGGTGCAGGAATTGTTATAGGGGCACGGCATCGCTCGACACTGTGCGATATCGCAGAAATTGCCTTCAAAAGTTAATCGTTCCATCAGTTGTCTCCTTTGCACATCTCAAGGTTTGTCGAAAAGCCGACGACCTTATTGCCCTCTATCAGAGTGAACTCGCAAACAAACTTGTCCCATGAGGACAGGCGTTTATGGTGAAACCACCACTCGACGGAATCATCAACGCTGTTGGGGTGGATAACGAAGTATTTGACGTTCCGAGGGAGGCTACGAATATCGTTAGCAATGGCAAAAAAACGCTGGATGACCGGCGGTGTTTGCAGTTGAATATTGATGATTTGATTCTCTCTCACAAAATCATCTATACAGCTTGCCACAAACTCTTTATCCTTGGAGCTGAAAACGCTGAGACCCGCAAGCTCCCACATTATCCTGTCGACCTGATTTTCGGTGTTGTTGATCCTGCTGTTGAGAAGCGCCCAGCGCTCGTCACGTATTTTTGCGGAGCAGGCGCATACCCATGCAAGATAGGAATTAACACCGTTGCGGTCGTCCGCATCAATATATTTCTGCATGAGAACATCCCAAACAATGGGAGGCATCAGCCACGAGTTGGGATATTGACGGTATTCGGTACCGCTCCAATTCTTATCTATTATCCAAAGGCTTGTATAGCTCATTTTTCCCTCCTTAATTGAACGAAGAACCAACAAAGGATACTCCGTCTTCAGCGATATAGATAGCACCTATCGTGGTATAGACATCCACTTTCGTGGTATAGTTAAGTAGTGGCATCTTTAGCCACCTCCATTCATAATGTTTCCTCGGCTTTTCGCCGAATGTTTTTCTTTTCATGGATAATCATCGTGCGAGACAAACCCAGTGCGGCGGCGATTTCCTCATCAATCAGCCCAGATATACGCGCCTTGACGATGAACTGCTGGCGTTCGGTCAATGATGCCCAAAACGTTTCTGCGTCGCACCAGTCGATGTCATCAAGACTCGGACTAATGGCAAGGATATCCAGCTCTTCTCTGCCCTCGGTGGTCAAATCGCACACCAATGCAGCGAAAGGTATTGTTGTGATTTTGCCTCGGCGTCGCCTTTTTCGTAGTTCCTGCAGCACTTCGGTCTTGATGAATTTATACGCGGCAGTTGAGAAGCACGACTTATCCGCATCGTAGTTCAAACAGGCTTTCCAGAGACCGATCCCCGCGATCTGCTGAATGTCCTCATCAGACGCGAGCGCCGGGAAATATTTATGCAAAGCGCCATAAATGAGTTTTTCATTCTCAAGGTAACGCCGCTCGGCATCGTCCCGGCTGTTCATGGTGAGCCTCCACGGGAAGAGTTTGTTCCCGATAGGCGGTCTATAATCTCTTGATTTTTCCGCGCGGCCTCCTGCGCGGCGCGGAGATTTTCGTTGATGATACGTTGGATGTCGTCTTTAATTCGATTTGCCGCTTCAATAGTTGCATCGTTGGCGAGCACTTTCTTGTTCACATCCGCGGTTCGCTTCTTCTGTAAGGCTTTTATAACGATGGAGTTCATCTCCTCTTGTTCTCGCCGAGTTCGGCCATATATGAGAATGGAGTTTTCCCTACCATAGGAGTCTTGCCGAATCCATTCTATACCGTAACATTCCTTTTTCTCTAAGCCAGACCAGTCTATGAACGTTGTAGTTATTGGATAAATTTTGTATTGAAGAGTGGTCAACATTATCTCAAGTATTTTCGGGGAACACTGAATGTACTTGTGATTTGCCTTTTTCTCCACATAATCTTTCCAGTCACATATTTTGAAAAGAAAGCGTATTGCCTGCACGCAGCACGCAATCGCTAATATCATGATTCCGATTCCTTTCATAATCGCAACAATACTGTCAATGTCCACTGAGCCTCACCTCCGTTTCTTCCATGTCCATCCGCGCGAGATACCGCATCGCCAGGTTGAACGCGGCTGGGTTGTATGGCGCATCAAACTCCATGATTTCCCCGTCCCCTCCGCTGTGCCGAGTGGTCTCCTCGTTCGTTATCGCCAGATATGTGAGTATGCCGACTGCCGCGGCTTTAAGCTCGGCCTCCTGCATAGGCATCGCCCCTTTCTTTTTCGGTGCAAGGATGATACACGGTATGTCAAGCGCGTTTTTGAGCTTGGGAAGTTTCAAAACATCAAAATTTGTATAAGTGTACGAAAAAAGCAGCCTTTTCAAATTGAAAGGGCTGCTTTTCTACGCTTATTAAGCTTGAAATTTTGTGACACTTGCATAAATCAATGCCGCATTTCTGCGCTGTCCGCTTCATTTGCGCTTGACACGGGTGCTACCATCCCAGCACCAAAGAGCCAGACACACTTGCGCTGGTATGAAGGAGGTGGTTTTGGGTGAGACATTTAGGAGATATAACAAAGATAAACGGCGCTGAAATAGAGCCGGTTTGGGTTATTACCGGAGGCTCACCTTGTTAGACAGGATCTATCTGTCGCAGGAAAACGTAAAGGATTGGCCGGGGAACGTTCCGGACTGTTCATGGAGCAGATACGTATTGTAAAGGAGATGAGAGCGCGTGAACGAAGTGCTGGACGGACAGGTGAACTTATTCGACCAAGATACATGGTGTGGGAGAACGTGCCCGGTGCCCTGTCAAGCAACGGAGGAAACGACTTTGCGGCAGTCCTCGAAGAAATCATCAAAATCGCAGAACCGGAAGCGCCCCATATTCAAGTGCCTGAACATGGATGGCCTACATGGGGGGGCTACCGCGATGTGGGAGGACGATGGAGCGTGGCTTATAGAATCCACGATGCGCAATGGTGGGGAGTGCCCCAACGCCGCCGTAGAATCTCGGTTGTCGCAGATTTTGGAGGAAGCACCGCCCACAAAATACTATTTGAGCCGCGCAGCGTGTCAGGGGATTTTACGGAGAGCGGAACGCAGAGGGAAAGACCTGCCGGAACAGTTGAAGCAGGCACTTCTTATACAGTCCGCATCCGGGGGGGGCTGTGACGGAGGCGGAAAAGGCGCTTTAGTTCAAACTGAAAAGAGCGGCACGCTCGGGACGGGCAATGACCAAACGCTCTTTTGCATGGCAACTCAACAGGGCGGCGCTGAAATAAGGGCAGACGATAAAGCGCCGACGCTCACCGCGGCGGCAGGAATGTCAGGGAACAATCAGCCGGTAGTCATCCCCATAAATGACAAAGCGACGCGATTCAAAAACGGAGGAGATACCCGCAAAAACGACGGTAGCGGGAACGGTCTCGGAATCGGCAAGGACGGCGATCCTGCGCCGACCATCACCTCGGCGGACAAGCATATAGTTGCAGCGTTCAAGTCCAACACAATATTAGATATGAGCTATGCGAATGATGTCATAAGAGAGTGCGGCGAGGTCGCACCAAGCCTACAAGCAAGGATGGGCACAGGCGGGAATCAAGTACCGCTGACGTATGCGTTTCAAAGTTCTTCGGCGTTATCCGAGAGTGATGTAGCGTCTACGCAAAGCGCTCGGCAGTATAAATCTCCAACCGATCTCGTTTGCGCCGTAGATTGCAGAAATTTCACTGAGAACGGCAATGTTAACGGTACGCTTCAAGCTAAAGAATCTGGTGGCTCAAGTCTCAATCTCAACAATGTATGCCGACAGTCGGGCACAGTGCGTAGACTGACTCCGCTGGAATGTACCAGACTTCAAGGATTCCCGGACGGATGGGTTGACATAGGTGAGTGGACGGATGAGAAAGGACGCGTACATAAAGAAGCTGATGCGCCGAAATATAAAGCCCTCGGCAACAGCATTGCCCTCCCGTTCTGGAAGTGGCTTCTGCGCCGCATAAGCGAGTATCTGCCGGAGGGCGCAACGCTTGGCTCACTGTTCGATGGAATAGGCGGGTTTCCGCTGTGCTGGGCTGAAATCCACGGCGCGGAAAACTGCCGTTGGGCAAGCGAAATTGAACAGTTTCCGATAGCTGTCGTAAAGAGACATTTCGGAGACGAGGATGCCGGTATATTCGGCGATGTAGACAAATTTTTGAAAGGAGAAACAGTGTGTTAATGACAAAGCAAGAGGCAGTCTTAATCAGCATACGCCCAAAGTGGTGTGAAAAAATCGTTAACGGTAAAAAAACTATTGAGGTGCGGAAAACGCGCCCGAAGCTGGAAACGCCATTCAAGGTATACATCTACTGCACGAGAGACGCAAAAAAGCAGTTTTGGACAGGGCCGAGATATTCTTATGTGGACGATCACAGCCATAACGCGTTTGATAAATGTGGGAGCGGCAAAGTCATAGGGGAATTTCTTTGCAATCAGATTATTGAAGATCACACGTTCGGCCACGATGAAAAGTTTTACAAAGCGGCTTGCATGAGCGCGTGTGATGCGGCGGCGTATGCAGTGCAGTCACCGATGTACGGCTGGCGCATTTCCAATCTAAAAATTTATGATTCACCGCGAGAACTGACCTCATTTGTCAAGCCGCTTGTCCTTGAAAAAGTTCAGCCGTATACGTGGTATGTCAATAAGGAGCGCTATTTGACGCGTGCCCCGCAAAGCTGGTGTTACGTGGAGGATGCAGAATGAAACGAATCTCGAAAGATGCCTACTACCTTGAAATAGCTCAAGCCGTATCGCAGAGGAGCACCTGCCTCAAACGCCGGTATGGTGCAGTCATCGTGAAGAACGACGAGATAATCGCCACGGGCTACAACGGCTCTGTTCGCGGCGAGCCGAACTGCTGTGATATAGGCTTCTGTAAGCGTCTGGACAAGCCCAGCAATAGCGGTGACTACTCCGATTGCCATAGTGTCCATGCAGAGCAGAACGCTATTATATCGGCTTCCAGAAGCGAAATGCTTGGCGCGACGATGTATCTGTATGGAGAGTGGGCGCGGATGGCACTGGGGCGCGACGGAGAGATAACACATATTATATGGGAACCTCTCGAAGCCCCGGAACCTTGCCCCATCTGCCGCAGGATGATCGCCAATGCGGGGATTATTCGGGTTGTGACGCTGGACAAGTGTTCCGACGACAAATAGGAGCGGATGTAGATATGCTCGAATTAAAACCCTGTGACTTTGCAATGGCACGAGCCTTTGTTGGGGAACATCACCGCCATAACAAACCGCCGGTCGGACACAAGTTTTCCATAGCGTGTTACGACGGGGATAAACTCTGCGGAGTAGTCATAGTCGGTCGCCCGGTGGGACGTTATCTTGACGATGGTCTCACACTTGAAGTGACCCGGTGCTGTACAGACGGCACCTATAATGCGTGCTCAAAATTATACGGTGCGGCTTGCCGCGCAGCTCAAGCCCTCGGCTATAAAAGGATTTTTACTTATACTCGACAAAGCGAGCAGGGAGCGTCACTTCGCGCGTCAAACTGGATATGCGACGGGCAAGCGGGCGGAACTCATTGGACGGGGCAGAGATACGAACAGACGGAACTCGTACTTGACGAAATGAAAGTGCGCTGGAGGAAAGAATTATGACGCCAAAAGACCTTTTAATTCAGGATCAGAGACGCGAGATAGAACGGCTGTGCCGAATCATCAAACTGTTAGCGCTCGATGCGAATCCATGCCGGTTCTGCGCCAACGACTGCGATAAAGGCCGGGGCTGTCAGTTTTTCAAAATCAAGGAGGGCGTATGAGCGACTTTCCAAGCGGCAAATACCGCACAATCTACATAGACCCGCCGTGGCCGGAGCGGGGGGGCGGCAAAATCAAACGAGGAGCGGACAAGCACTACAGTTTGATGTCTGTCCCCGAGATCAAGGCGCTCCCGGTCATGCAGCTCGCAGCCCCTGACGGGTGCCACCTGTACTGCTGGGCTACCAATAATTATCTACCCGCTGCAATTGATTGCATAAGGGCGTGGGGATTCGAGTATGTGACAACGATAACGTGGATGAAGAATCAGCAGGGCTTGGGACAGTATTACAGAGGACTGACTGAACATTGCATATTTGCAACGACGAAGAAGCGCTTGCCTTACAAAGTTTCTCCCGAAGGTAAACGCTGTCAGGGGAAAACGGGATTCTATGCCCCCAAAACTGTGCATAGCTGCAAGCCCAAAGAAATGCGTAGCATGATAGAACTGGTGAGCTATGAGCCGCGCATAGAGATATTTGCGAGAGAACGATTCCCCGGCTGGGACGCATGGGGAGATGAAGTGTAAGGGAGTGATGAAATGAGCGAAAGCATAGTAGTCAACTGCGATTGCATGGAGTACATGCGCAGAGTGCCTGACAAGGCGTTCGACCTCGCAGTTGTGGATCCTCCGTATTTCTCAGGGCCGGAAAGGCGCGGCTATTACGGCAGCCGAGTCAGCAAAATTGGTGTCCAGCGAGATTATCCCATCTCCCCACAGTGGGATATTCCTGGAACGGAATATTTTGTAGAGCTTCAGCGTGTCGCCAAGCATTACATAGTGTGGGGATGCAATTACTTTGATTACCACTTTGCGCCGGGGCGAATCGTGTGGGACAAGTGTAATTCCTCAAGCAGTTTCTCCGACTGCGAGCTGGCCGCGACAGACCTATTCACCAGCGTCAGGATATTCCGCTTTATGTGGAACGGGATGCTCCAAGGGAAGAGCATTGAAGAAGGCACCATTATGCAGGGCAACAAAAAACTGAACGAGAAGCGCTACCATCCAACCCAGAAGCCGATAGCACTCTATAAGTGGATTTTCAAAAACTACGCGTACGCCGGAGACCGAATCCTCGACACGCATCTCGGAAGCGGCAGCAGCCGAATCGCGGCCTATGACGCAGGACTGGATTTCGTGGGCTGCGAAATAGATTCCACATATTTTAAGCTTCAAGAAGAGCGCTTCAACGAATATACGGCGCAGCAAAGTCTTTTCGTGATGGAAGGGAGAATGAACAATGAACAAAGTTAAGAGCTGGATCATACGCAAACTTGGCGGTTATACCGAACAACTGCCGCCGCCTAAAGTTGTTCAGATCAATTTGCGTCCTGAAACGTTCGTAGTTTCAAGGATATATTCACGCGAACAGGTGGAAACCTTCGGCGAAGATATTATAAAGGAGATCACCAAGCGGGACTTTATAGAAAAGCTCGTTACATCCAAGGAGCTTAGCCGTTTCATAGAGTGGAGATTCCGGCAGGACGGTTCTGGTGATTTCCATTACCAAGCAAGGTTGAGCGTTGTAGACATGTCGGAAGTGAGGGACTATCGTGTGGGCTTCGAGCGAACAATTTGAAGCGGTAAAGCGTTTTGTCACGCAGTTTATTTGCTATCCGCAAGGAACCGTGATCGATGTAGAAGCGCTGAAGCACGGCGTAGAATTTCTCGTGAAAGAGGGAATATTTACAGTAGCACAGTTCAAATTGGCGTTCCTGATAGAGACAAATATGATATGCCCCGCGGAATTTCTACCGGATGAATAAATATTCGCATTATGCAGAGGGGAGGGAAGCCGAATGGACAAAAGCCAACGGCCATTAACCGAGAAGTGCAAGCGCGTAATTTGCACTTATGCCGAAAACAATATGAACGCCACAGCTACGGCCAGAGCGCTGAACATGAACAACTCCACAGTGGAATTTCATTTGACAGCGGCAAAGGAAAAGACCGGGATAAATCCGAGGTCGTTTTTCGGGCTGATCGCTTTGCTTGAGACAATAGAGGAGACAACATGAAAATCATCGACATATCAGGGCAGACATTCCACGACATAGAAGTCCTGAGTTACAACGAAAAGCGCTCCGGTGGGTCTTTGGGTGCGTATTTCAACTGCCGCTGTCGGATATGCGGGAAAACCTTTGTCCGCCGTGGCTATGATATCCGCACAGGACGAGTCAGAAACTGCGGCTGTACCAAGGTGCGAAAAGGCTCGCGCGAGGGCTTGGGCAGCTCGGAGGGGTATGTAGGTGTTAATCCGGACTCACAGAAGAAGTATGGCTGCGTATATTGCAAAGACCGCAAGGCATGCGGCGGACAGAAGCGGTGTAAGTACGCTGATATTTTGGACAAGTACCCGGATTATAAGGCGTATGACGAGGAAGCCAAGAGACTGTTTGTGAGTCTTGGGCTTTATGAATGAGGAGGGATAGCAGATGAGTCTTTTGTGTTTTTTAGGAGCAATCTACTGCTATAAAAATGGGATGGATCCCGGAAGCGAGTATTTGATAATCTGGGCGCTATTCTCAATCGCGGATGCCTTGTGGCTAAAATTGGGGCGGAGGTGAGTGACGATGGAGAAAGCTTACGCAAGATTCCTTGCGTTGCGTCGGAAAGTCATGGCGGGTATCAAGAACGCGCTCGCAATCGACTGCCCCTGCAAGTCGTATGAAGGTCTCATGGAACTGGTGATTGAGTTCCCAGACTACTTTGAAATGGATAGAAGCGAAGAGGATGCGCCCAACTGGTATGTAATCAAGCTTCACTGCTACGTGCTCGGTTCCGCTCGGCATTATGAATGGAGAGGACGGACGCTGGACGAGGCATTGGACGCGGCAGAGGAAGAAATAAGGATGTGGATAGCGGAGGTAGAAGATGACGAGTGACTGCATTTATCGAGATGCTCTTCTCAAGGACATAGAAGAAAATGTTGTGTTCAGCGGCCAGACACCGAACGCCGAAATTGTCGGTGCGAATAAGGTTATCAGTCGCATAAAGGCTGCGCCAGTTGCTGACACCGACTTAGAATGGATAAGTGTCTATGAAAGGCTGCCGGAGGAGGATGAGCGTGTTCTGGCATATTTCCCGGATATGGCGGGTTCGGATTGTGAAATTCAAATCTCAAAAGGCTGGGCGCTCAATAAGTTCGTCTCGCATTGGATGCCGCTGCCTGATTCGCCAAAAGGGCAAAAGGTCAGGTGTAGCAAATGATGACCGGAGGTGCGAACGCGATGACGTACAAAGTACAGTGCCGACACTGTGAGTACGCGAATCCAAAAAGAAAAATTGACGACAAGATCAGGTGCACAAGATTCTCACAGTGGGTCGAACTCCAAAACAGATGTCCGGCATATTCGGACAAATTCTTGAGGGAACTTGCGTTGAAGGATTTGTGGGGGCAGATGGGAGAGCAAAGAAAATGAAGTGTGAAAAGTGCGGGCGTGAGCTCACTGCAATAGAGCTTGTGATGGAGAATTTTGACGGTGGAAACACGATCACAAAACATTCCTTTGTGGAAAAGGATAACGGCGCTGTGATAGTTGATACCACGCCTCTTTGGGTTGGCGGCGAGCTCGGTCTCGACGAAGTGCATGACACTATTGCCTGCCCGCATTGCGGCCAGTTCCCCTTTGAGGACACGGAAGTGCAGATCGATGATGTGGTTCGGGTAGTGATGTTTAGAAAGGACAACGAAAATGGGATATAGGCATTATTTTTATCTTGTTGATAAAAGCAAGTGCGAAGCGATCAGAAACATGACTATGAGTGAGCTTTGTAACTATGCAAAATCAGAGGGCGTAGAAGGCGGGGACGGCTGGTTCTCTTTTAACGACAACAAGTTTCTTGACAAAAAGGAAATCTTTGAATTTGGGAAACTGTATTGGGACGATACGGCAGACCGGATTTATAGCAAAGGCGAACCGCTGTTTACAGACAAAGAAGTTCAGGAGGACGTTTCGGACTATGATCCGTATGTCGTTGGTAAGCCCGGTGTGCTTGAAGCTATCGAGATATACAAGCGCAAAATCATAGAGGCGTATAAAAACTTACTTGTGGACGGCGGAAAGCAATTTCTTCCGGGAGGTTTTTCCATAGAGCGGGATGACATCAAGAGCATAGATAAAATACGCGACTTTATCCACGAAAGACTTAAATGGTGGGAGAGACTCGGCGCTATTGACCTTGATGAAACGCATGAATCCATAAGCGATTCATATCAATATGAACACCAGATTTTCGAGTTGGTCAGGCTGTATAAGTCCATAGACTGGGAAACAAAAACCGTGCTCTTTTACGGGTGGTGACGGGGAACAGAAATGAAAATAACACTTGATATTCCCGACGACGTGATAGCCGCCAGCGTAGCTATTGTACGTGGAAGGCTTCGGGAAATACTCCTTGACAGTTGCGAAGTTGACAGGAGCAAATTGTACGAAGGTGCGATCATAGCGTTTCCGAGAGAAAGGGATGATACATCTGATGAACGATAGATTTCCGAAAGACTGCTGGGATAAGAAATGCCAACATTTCCATGTAAAAGACATGAGCATTGATGATCTGCTGTGTACGTGCGACCTGCTTCAGATGCAGTGTGATGCTTGCGACGAGAATTTCTCGTTTGTGCTGTGCCCGAAAAAAGACGAGGTGATGCCTAATGGGAATGGATGATCTCATAGAACGTGGAGTGGCTATGAAAGCAGCAGTAAAAGAGGTGTGGCTTGGACAGACAAGCACTTGCCGAATTGCAAAGGCCATAAACGATGTCCCAGCAGCGGATGTCATAAAAGTGGTAAGGTGTGAAGAATGTAATTTCTTCAGCATGTATGCGCTCACCGGCAATGGATTTTGCGTGCGTCAAGACGGGCTGCACAATCCATACCCAAAAGATTTTTGCTCACATGCGGAAAGGAGAGTAACGAATGGACTTAAATGAATTTCGCAACAAAATGTCCTCGGACGCGACCGAGGAAAATAAAAGGCTCAAGGCGGAGCTGTCGAAGCTGAAAAAGCAGTATTCGGAAAAGGTGGGCTCTCTGGAAGAAGAAAACGCCAACCTCAAGGAGGATTGCCGAGTGTTGAGTAATCGGTGCTGGGTGCTTATGGGAGGACCCTTATGCGCGAACTGTTTCTTCCGTAGCAGTTTCGTGTGCGAGCACGCCCCGACGCTGGAAGAAATGGTGAAGATGGGGGCAGCGCTGCGGCGGGAAATGGAGGGTAAATAATGGACGCAGTTGAATTTTTGAAAGCAAAGAATCAGATGTGCAAGGCTTATTATCGGTGCGATGGCTGCCCACTTAGCAAAAATGCGTCGTGCGCAGTATGGTGTCAGGAAAGCCCGAAAGAGGCGGTTGTCATCGTTGAGAAGTGGCTTGAGGCACACCCACCAAAAACCAGACAGAGCGAATTTTTAAAACAATGGCCGGAAGTTCTGATGACTGATGATGGATTTGTGGATATTTGCCCTAGGCGTTTCGTCGCAAGCTTTAGAGACGAAAACGGCCAGTGCTCGCAATGCGGCACCAAAGACTGCAATAATTGCCGCCGTGAGTTCTGGTTGAAAGAGGTTGAATAATGGAGTGCTACGCCAGCAACTGCCCGTTTAGGGTAAATGAATCGAGCGGTCAGCACGTATGTGAATGTGTCGCTTGCCCGAATCGGACGACAGCGACTATCGTGTTCACATCCACTCACACATTGTCAGCCAAGGAATTGCGAGAAATTGGGATAACGCCCGGTAGGAACGCTATCTATGTGGAACCGGCAACTGCGCCAAAGGAGGAATGAAACAATATGATCGACATTGAGAAAAACAAGAAAAAGTTTATCCGCATAGCCACAGAAAATATCTCCTGCAAAAATCTGAATAAGCTACTGGCATGGCTTGATTGTGAGTCAGATTTTTATGAAGCTCCGGCGAGCGCCCGTCATCACCTCGCGGAACCAGGCGGGCTGTGTCTGCACAGTCTGAACGTATACAAAAGGCTGCACAAGCTCCTGCACGACGAGTACGAGGGGGTAACGAACAGCCCATACAACGAGACGTCCATAGCCATTGTCGCACTTTTCCACGATCTCTGCAAAGCCAATATGTACAAGCCGAGCTGCCGCAACCAGAAAACATACGATCCTGAAAAGGTTGCCGCTGCGGAGAAGTGGACAGTGAAGCACGACGCGGGTGGAGATTTCATTTGGGAGACAGTACAGGCCTATGAGATCGACGAGAAACTTATCTTCGGCCACGGTGAAAAGAGCGTTTTCATTCTCCAGCAGTTCATGTCTCTGTCAGTAGACGAAGCGACCGCAATCCGCTATCACATGAGTTCGTGGCAGGAGGGTGAAGCCAGAGCCGCAGGAGATACTTTCCGCCGTAATCCGCTGGCGTTCTTCCTGCACGTCGCAGACGAAGCGGCGACTTTCATAGATGAGGTGGAAAAGAAATGACGAACCGAGACAGACTGCACAATATGTCAGATGCAGAACTCGGCGAATGGCTGGATAGCAAGCTCGGTCCGTGTGCGCCAAACAGCGCTTGCGAGGACTCGCATGATGACTGCACGAAGTGCTGGGAAATATGGCTTGGTCAGGAGGTCAAAGAATGACAGTTGAAGATTTTGCCGCGAAACTGGATGGGCGGCAGTATGGTAATGAGATAACAGAAGATGAAGCAATCCTCGCAGAAAATCTGGATTTCCTCGTCGTGTTCGGCGCATCCGACGACCTCGCAGAGTTGAGGGGCGCAATAGACGGAGAGTGCGACTGTTTCGAGGGCGGAGTACTCAAACGTGGAGAAGGACGTTCCCTGCCCATCAAAGCAGTGTGGTGCCCCGAAGGAAGAGACTGCTCATGGGCATACGAGACTGAGCTACCACACGCAGAGTTCAAGATCATGGAGGAGAGCGAGGTGTACTGTTACGGCATCGTGTGCGCTCTCAACGGGACGCCGAAGATGTATAGGTGTCCTTTCTGCGGCAAGGAGAAGCTGCACATCGGCGTGCATGATGACGAGGGAAACTATCATGGCGAGCTCGGCTGTGCATATGAATCAGACCCGTGGAGCGGTTTGAGCTACGGCATCCACCACGATGGTTGGGGCGAGTGCCTCTTGTGCACAGACGACACAAACGGGGTGACGGGAGGTATGCTCTTCGATACTTCTTGCGAAGCCTACGACGCAATGGCCGAACTGGTGCGGTTTGCGGAGGTTGACCACTCGACGGATTTGCTTGAAGGAACCTTCCTCGGCGAAGAGTCAGATACAACGACTATGAAGTTCAAGCCAGTATGCGAACGCTGTGGTTATACGCTTCCATCATTGTCGCTTCGCGGAAACACGACATCGGGGTACATGCGCGAGTGGCATTTTCAGCCGTTTTCCTGCCCACGGTGCGGAAGACGAATAGTCACCGCCGAGATCCCCCGCATAAAAGCCGGAGAAATTGATTATACCGAATAAAATATCAAGAGGTCATCTCTACGGAGGTGGCCTCTTTTTTATGCTCCAAGCCGGTCACTATCTCAACCATGTCCGACCAGCAGGCGAAACTCTGCTGAGTGTGAACCGGTTATTAGCTGAGAGTAGGCTAAGAGTTGCTTGAAAACCATGTGCCTTAAAACGCACGAGAACGGCCTTAAAAACGCTTTTAATATTTAGGAATGAAACTACACCACCGAGGCGCGTAAAGCGTGCCAGAGAGCACGACAGGCGCGAATAACACAAAACCAGAGCAAATCATCATCTGCATTTCAACCAAATTATAATTGAACAGGGGGATTTGGCCTATAAATAGCAGCTTCGCCCGAAGAACCTTTTGAAATCTTAAATTCGATTTTTAAGTAGGGGGAGGGGATGGAAAGGTGGGATGGTTGGAAGGAGGAAGTGAACAAGGATGAAATGGGGACTGCCACCGGAAAACCTTGAAAAATCAAGCCCCCGCGCGGTTTTGTAAGTGGGGGTGGGGTGCTATCTCTGGCCATTATTACACAAATGACCAGAGTTAGACGGCCTCGGCTGCGCTGACGGCGGTTTTCGTGGAGATTTTGAAAACTCGCAAAATCTCGCAAATGCTCCCGAAATCGTGAACAAGCGCGAGTTGGCGACACTCCCCGTCTAAAGAACTGTATTAAAATGGTTCGACAGTCAGCGACGTGTTGTGTTGGGTGTTGCTGTGTCCTTGCTTCTCTTGGCGGTGTTCTCTCTCTTCTTTGTGGTATTGCTCTGCGGTGGCTGTGTGTATTCTTTCTGTGTGCGGTTCGCCCTCTTCTTGGCAGCGCTTATTTTATATATACCTATAGAAAGATATATACACATTATATACACACATATATTATAAATCTTAAGTATATATAATATATATCTTAGATATTTATATATAAAAGTGTGGGGGGAGCTGTACGACTGTGTAAAGCTCCGTCGTGCGTCGTGTGCTCGGTTGGGGCGGGGCATGGTCTATAAGAATAGGGGGCGATATATGGCGCTTGTGTGGGCTTCTGGGTGCGTTCCTCGCGTCTGGTTCGGGAGTTGGTGAGTTTGTGCGCGGGCGCTCCTGGTGCTCGGCGTTCTGAGCGGGGGCGGCTGTATATTCTAATATTTACATAGATTATTAATATATACCTATACACACAGTATATATAACATCTTGAATATAATATAAATAATATAAATAATATATAATTAAAGGACGTGGGCGCGGCTCCTGTCCCCGGTCGACATCTGCATAAAGGCAATAAAAAAGACGGCCATTTCTGACCGTCTCAGGGGCTCTATATTGCATTGTGATGTATGGGGCGGGGTTTTACGCTGCGGCTTCGTCCTCAATTTTTTTAAGCGCCTGTAAATGCGCCTCGGTGCGTTTGGCGAACCAGCATTTTTTAACGCTATGCCAACGATACCCCGCGGCCTTGAGCGCGTCACGGGTGGCCTGTGAGGGCTTGGAAGTGAAGTAAACCTCGATCCCGTCATGCTCTGTATTAAACTCCACGCGGAGCGCTGCGAGCTTCGCCGGGGCTGTCTGGGGCTGATCCGCGTTAGCTTCTGCCGGTGCCGGGGCTTCGCTCTCGGCCTTGGCGGGGCGCTTCTCGGCTCTTGGAGCGCGGGGAACTATCTTCACGCTGCCGGGGCTCTGCAGGCAGCCGAAATAATAAAAGTTGACGTCGAAATAATCTATCATGCTATCACAATCGTCATAATTGAAGCTGTTCACATACTCGTCAACGGCCTTCACCGTCGCGCGGGTCTTGTCGGTCAGGCATCTATAAAATGCGCCGTACTTGCTCCAAATTCTTTCAAATTCGGCTTTCTCCTCGGCCTTGTTCCAGCTGTTGAGGGTCCACACGCTGTTGCGGGTGGCCTTCCGCCAACACTCGGAAATATCATCGTCTGTCATTTCCTCGTAGGTCTTGAAGATATCCGCGGGGGCTTCTTTCATGTCAACGTGCAGCTCCTGGCACATGGAAGCGTAGGCCGTGCGGACGCTGAAACGGTAGTCCGGGAAAAATTCCTTGATGTAGGCGCGTACAAGCTGCGCTATCTCCTTGAGACTGCGCCCGGCTTCGTACCGTTCGCCCTTCCAGCCGTTCGCGGTGTAAAACTCGCTGCGGGTGCTCTGGGCGGTTTCGGTGCTCTGCGCGGCTGTCTTGGCCTTGAGCACGGGAAACATCATGTCATACTCGTTATTGATCTCTTTCATGGTCTCGACGTCGCCGCCGCGGTCGGGGTGGTGAAGCATGGCCAGCCGTCTAAATTCCTTCTTGAGCTCCTCAAGGTTTTTGCACTGTGCGAAATATTTCATTTTTTACTCCTCCTCGTAAAATTTGCAGCCTGCCATCATCAGCGCCGGGAGGCCATCCCCGGCGGACGGTCATTAGACCGTTTCGGCTCAAATATCCCACTTGCAATTACTTGAGAGTCTTTTAATCGCGTTAGCTCTGCACGTTGCCTTGATTGTGCATCTAACATGTCTCCCCGTGGAGATTTCCACCCCGGTAAACTCCATATAATGGAAAGACTGACCGCGAACCCCGGACGGCTTCAAGCGTCCATCCGGCAGCAAAACATCAATAGTTTTGGTGTTCTTGTCGTAGCTCCCGGCGACGGTCTCACAGTCGGCGAAATGCTGTTTATACCTACGGTATAGCATTGTTTCCACAGTCATTTTTTAAACCTCCGTTAATATCTGATCTGTCAGATGTTTTTTTCTTGTTTACGTGCGTTATTATATACGGTAACACCATATATTTCAAGTGGCAAGATTGCACAAATATATACGGTACTACCGAAGCGAAATGCACAAAAAAGAGCAGCCCGTTAAACTTTGGGCTGCTCTCTTATTTTTCTGTATGATCCTCAAGTGGTTTTAGTCCTGATTTGCCGTGCTGACATAGATTTTAATTATCTTCTTTATTTCTTCGGCGGTATACGTTTCTTGCTCGGGCTTCTCGTCTATGATGTTTATCAAATCATACGCTATAGCTTTCCGGGCTTCTTTCATTTCCTTCTCAGTCGGCATTATTTTTACCTCCATTCAATAATTTTTCTTCTGCATAATCCTGCATAAATTCGGCAACGGCAGTATTAAAAACGGCGTTCGGGGTTGTTCCGGAATCCTTGCACGCCGCTTTGAAATCCTCCGCATCACTTTTCCGCATTTTGCAGCTTAAAACGGTTACATTTTCGCGATCATATCTATTTTGCGCACGGCGTTGCGCGTCTGTTCGCTTCCCGGTTTTGGGTAAAGGCAAATTTACACCCCCTTTCATCGTACATTAATATTATCATATCTTGTACGGTAGTACAATATACAAAATCAACAAAATATACGGTATGACTTTGTGCAAATCGTGAATTGATTTATAAGGTTCTACCGTATATAATACATACAGTCAGACAAGCCCAGACGGGCGCAGGAGGTCAGAACATGAATAATAATATCTTGAAAAACTCTTTCAGCCTCAACCACAAAATAACGGTTTACGTTCCCGGAACCGTTGACGCGAGCACGGCAGGAGATACAAGCGCATACGTGACCGAGGCCGCCACGCTGCTGTCTGAGTGCTTCGGCGGCGCAACGTCAACGCCCGTCCGCGGGTACTGGATGAGCGAGGCGCACGGGCTTATTGCCGAAGATAACAACGCCGTGTTCGCCTATGCTGCGCAGTCTGCACTTGATGAACATCTGGACGATGTTGTTAATTTTGCCGTCCGCATGCGGGACGAGCTGAAACAAGAGGCCGTCGCCGTCGAGCTGGACGGGACTATGTATTTTATTTGAGGAGGTTTCAAAATGGTTAAGCATGACAATTGCAAGAATTGCGTGAGCCGCTGCGAACATGCCGGAAAAGATCGAGAATTTATTTGCCCCGGCGGAAAGTCCTGCAAAGTGGTTTACACAACTGATGAGACAGCAAAAGCGGCGTCGGATTTTGTAGCCGCCATAAAGGAAATCGCAGGCAAGCCGGGAAATCTTGAAAACCTTGAGTCCTATTTATCGCAGCACTTCCCGGAATGGTTAGCGAAATTCGCGAATACCCCGGAAGATATAGCCGCGGAAATGCGGGAATTTGCAAGAATGGAGATATAGAAATGAGGCATCAAGAAACATTCCATTTCGTCGACACGGAAGAGCAGGCAAGGAAATTTGTTGAACAGCGCAGGAAGCAGCGGCGGAAAGCCTGGTACACCCCATGGAGCAGCGCAGACGGCAAAGAATCAAAATTTATTGTCTGGTACTATCTCTATTAACAGTTTGCCGGGGCTTTCCCGGCAGTCTGTAAAAGCGTCTTGATTGCAAGGCGTTTTTACAGGCGTTGAGCCTAAAAAATACGGAGGTTTTGAAGATGGAAAGTAACATCAAAATTAAGGCCACGATCCCAGCGATGTATAAATTTTTCAGAGAAGATAGCGGCGTTCGTTATTACGAAATCAAGGATAAACGTTACACAAACGCCGAAATAAAGTCCATGCCGGACGCGGAGCGGAATAGTGAAAAATTTGTGTTTTCTGTTATTTATCGGCACATGGAATTAAACAAGCCGCTGTCGGGCACGTTCACTATTGAGACGCTGAAAAAAAAGATGGAAGCAGCGCAAGAGGAAAGAACGGAGATTGGGGCATGAGTACATTAAAAAAGCCCCTTTTTATTAACGGCATGTATAACCGCGAGGGCAAAAACTGCCGCGCGGATTTTGTGCGCGAGGTCAGCAACGGCGCGGAGTCGTACAAGCTTTGGACATGTACAGAGAAAAACCAATACCCCGCCAACGAGCGCGACAGGTATTTTCTTTATGTCGAGATCAACAGCTATTTAGTGCCGCTGCGGATGACAGATTATAAATTTACCGATGTTCTGGGCTTTTTCCCGGCTTGCGTAGAACTGTACGGCACGCGGGAGGAACGGGCGCGAGTTTGGCGGAGAACCGAAAACACGGACGCGCTGCGAGCGCAGGAAGAACCCGTAATAATTCGGTACGGCTCAGACCCGGCGCGGCAGGCGGATTATATCCGGGATCGTCTGCGCGTTCGCGTTCGTAATTACATCAACGCCCGCGACAACGGCGGCACGTTCGCCGACTTCGTCGGCGCGGCTGTACTCGGGGAGCTTGGCAAGTGCGCGGAGCTGTCCGCAAAACTGCGCGCCGATGGAGAAGCGAGAGAAGAAGCCGCCCGCCGTGAACGTGAAGAGCAGGAAGCAAAGGAAAGAGCAGAGCAGGAAGAGCAGCACCGGCAAGAGATAAAGAAGGCCGAGGAGATTTTTACCCGCGGCGGTTTGATAAAAGACGGCGCTTTATTGGTAGAGATAGCCGACGCGCACGGCGTGAAAATTCCGCTGCGTACACGCGGCTGGATCCTCAATAGCTTTGTACAATGCAGTATTACCATTATCGAGGGTGCGCCGCGGTACTCTGTGTGCTATTACAAGCGCACCAGAGGCACCGGCAGTACTAAAATATATGAGATCATCGAGCAAATACGCGCGGCCATAATCGCCGCGTAAAGCCCGCAAGGCCGACGGCATCCGCCGCCGCTGGTGCAAGTCCAGCCGCCTACATGGCGGGCGCTCATGGGCAAGAAAACAGGATCAAACCCGGCGCGAGATATGAGGACGCGCGCCCATCGCTATAAACGGCGGTCAGCCTGCCGGGGTGCTGATGTAAGGCCGTGGGGAGCTGGTGCAGCTCCCCAAAGAAAACAGATTGCACCCGCCGCCGGACGTGTCCGGCAGGACCACCGAACGGGGCAGAGTTGAGCGACCACGTCCCGGAATGTGAACAGGGCGCGCGGAAGTCTTGGGGGTGCTGAACACGCCCGCGGGATTTTACTGGGAAGTTTCCGCGCCCCTGAACACGGCCAATAGAAAAACTGCGGGGGTTTGTGTGAACACGCGCCCGCAAAATACTTGGGAGGATTTACGAACATGACCGAACTGAAACACGCGAAGCAGAACTATCAGGACTTGCGCCCCATCTTGGAGGCGCTTTCTCGACACGACTTTCATATCAGCGTGGAGAATGAACCGTACACGCGCCTTGCCGCCGAGTTCCTTTATTTCTCGGACTATAAAGGCCGCCCCGTGTACTACATCGCGCATTACTCCGAGCAGAACGGCGATCTTATGGCTGATCCTGAGATCGAGTTTGCGGTCGATGAGGATGCGCAGACCATTGAGCCGGTACTTTTCCGAAATGACTATACCGGGAGCTACGACGAAGTTTACAAGGAAGTGAACGGCCAGATGATGTACTCTCAGCGTCTGCGCGTGAGCCTTGACGAGTTCCTGCACATTTGGCTCAAGAACCTCAAGCAGCAGGGCTTTATAAAGCTGATAAAGGAGATGTAAGACACAGAGATGAAGATTTATGCCGAATGGCTGTGTGAGGGCGAGTTGCACGAAGGTGAGTTTGACAACTGGCGCGACTTCACCGCTGCCACATTTAATATGGATGTTCAGTTGCTCTATTTCTACACCATATCACCGCCAAAAGCTTGTTAGGGGAACTGCACAGAAACAGGTCACTATGTTCCCAAAACGTCCTCCGGGAGGGCTGTACAACATTAGGTCACTACGTCGGGGGAGCTGTACAGAATCACCCCACAAGGTCGAGGAGAGCCACAGAGAAACACCCGACTACGTGGGGAGAACTGCACAAACTTTGCCGCGTAGATGGGCAAAGCATTATAAATATAAAACAAAAATCTGCACATTTGACATCAAAACCAAGAAAAACACCGATTTTGCGCTTGACATGGGTGTTACCATCCCAGCACCTCAGAAGAACTACACAGAATTAGAAAGGAAGATAGCAAATGCCAAACGAAATTATGAACATCAGCGGTGTGGACTGCTACGAAAAGGACGGCACGGTATACCTCGATCTTGAGACTGTTGCCCGCGGGCTGGGATTTACAACCACGCAGACCATTTACGGAAAAGAGTATATCAACGTCAGGTGGAAACGAGTGGATGAGTACCTTGCTGAAATTGGTTTTGCCACAAGTGGCAAAAGACCCGACTTTATCCCCGAAAACATCTTCTACCGCCTCGCGATGAAAGCAAAGAACGAAACCGCCGAGAAGTTTCAGGCGCTTGTTGCTGATGAAATCATTCCGACTATAAGACGCACCGGCGGCTACGTGGCTAACGACGATGCGTTCATCGACACGTATCTGCCCTACGCGGACGAGCAGACAAAGCTCCTTTTCCGTTCTACCCTTGAGACGGTCAAGCGGCTCAACGAAAAAGTCAAGGCTGATACGCCGAAGGTCACTTATTTCGACACCCTCATTGACCGCGGGAACGATCTCTCGTTCCGAGAGACCGCCAAAGAACTGCACATTGGGGAGCGCGAAATGATACGTTCACTAATTGCCGCGGGCTATCTTTACCGGGATAAGAAACAGCAGCTCAGACCCTACGCCGAGACCAATAAAGGCTACTTCACCCTCAAGGAATACGTTAATGGCGAGAAAACCGGCGCGCAGACGCTTGTGACGGTCGAGGGCAGAAAGAAGATCGCGAACATGTTCGGAAAAGAGATATAGAGAACAACACAGAAACAGGGAGGAACACATGGAAAAATACTACAGCACCCTGCATTTTTATTTTGAGCAGGGCTTGTATCTTCGCGGCTATGAACGTGACTTCTGCGAGAAGTGGCCGAACGGCAGACTGCATTGGACGGTCTACACGAACCGCGGGAAAGTCGGAAGCATAGAACAGTACCGCGATAACTACGGCAGGCGCGGTATATATTACGGCGTCAGTCTGGTGGATGGCGGCTACCGTGGAGATGCGGCCACTCTCTTTGAGGCAAAACAGTTAATTGCCGAGAAATATAAAGAAGTCCCTGAAACCGGTACAGACATCGTTTCGTACCTTGCCGATCCGAACGCTGAATTTTTCCCCACACCCAGCGCGCTTGCTGGAAAGATGTTCGGAAATATAAAGGAGCCCGACGAAATCTGTACAGTCTTGGAGCCGTCAGCGGGAAAAGGTGATCTTGCCGAGCTGTACATAAAGTTTCTGAAGCGCAACCGCCGCCACAATGGCGATTTCGATATCGAGTCTGTGGACATGATCGAGCACGACGCAAACCTCATTGCCCTGCTTCGCGGGAAGAACTACAGAGTTATCGGCGACGACTTCCTTGCTTTCCATTCGCATAAGCACTATGACCTCATCATAATGAACCCGCCATTTTCAAATGGTGACGAGCATCTTTTGAAAGCGTTGGAGATTCAGGCAGACGGTGGACAGATCGTGTGCCTACTCAATGCTGAGACGATAAGGAATCCGTACACTAACCGCCGCAAAGTTCTCAAGCAAAAACTCGCGGAGTACGGCGCAAAGATAGAGTTTGTCCGTGACGCATTCAAGCACGCGCAGCGCAGAACCGATGTTGAGGTTGCGATAGTCTATGTGAATATTCCCGCGCAGCGCAAGACCTCAACTATCTTTGAAAACCTCAAAAAAGCGCAGACCGAAGAGCTGCACAATAACGAGCCAGAACCCGATGCCATGGTGTACGGCTCTTGGGCGGAGCAGATGATACAGTCCTTTGAATTTGAAGCGCAGCTTGGCAAGAAACTCATTGAAGAATACAACGCCCTTATGCCCTATATGATGGACGACTTGGACGCATCTACAAGTTACATAAAGCCGCTTGTATCCATCAACATAAACGGCAGTGAGTTCCAGACTATTGGCACGTCCGGTATAGAGCGGTACATGAAAGCCCTGCGCATGAAGTATTGGCGCGGTCTGCTCAACAAGCCGGAGTTTACATCCCGTATGACCTCGAAGATGCAGAAGGACTACACCGCAATGGTCGATAAGCTCTGCGGCTATGATTTCAACCTCTTCAACCTCCAGCAGGTCTACTATGACCTCAACGCGCAGCTCGTGGACGGTGTGAAGGAGAGTATAGACGCTCTCTTTGAAAAATTCTCCGCGCAGTATTCATGGTTCCCGGAGTGCCAGAAGAATATTCACTACTATAACGGCTGGGCGACGAATAAAGCCCACAAGGTCGGCACGAAAGTCATCCTCCCAATAAACGGATTTTGCAGTTACGGCGGCTGGAAAAACGAGAGGAAATTGAACGAGTATACGGTCTATGGAGAACTGAGTGACCTGGAACGAGCGCTGAATTACCTCGACCGAGGCGAGACTACAGAGAAGCGCAATGTTTCCGCGTGGGTAAAGCACGCTATCGCGGCGGGTGAGACGGTCGTTGACCTTACATGGTTCACGGCGCAGTTCTATAAAAAAGGCACATGTCACATCAAGTTTAAGCCGGAGGCCGCGCCGCTTATCGACAGGCTGAATATCTACGCCGCCAGAGAGCGCAGTTGGCTCCCTCCGAGCTACGGGCGCAAGCACTATGCGGATATGTCCGCCGAGGAAAAGACTGTCATAGATGAGTTTCAGGGCGCAGAGGAGTATGAAAAAGTGATGGTCAACCCGTCGAGATATATTCTTGAAGCTGCACAAATGACTCCGCCGCTTTTGGGCGCCGGGGCATGAGGAAGGAGAAAGTGAGATGTCATCAGCATTTTATAACGAGATAATTGTCCGAAGGTTGGACACCATTTTTGATCTGCTGGTTAAAATCCTCCGGCAGTTGGAAAAGCAGGAGAAGGAGCGCGAAAAATGAGTGTTTCGGAAAGTGTATATACAGACTACGTTAAAGCTATGAAGCGCGCCGAGGAACTGATGGCTGCCGTCCGCGGAATATACCCACAATTGACACCAACAGAAGCCGTGAACCGCGCCTATTGTGATGGTGTGATTACCCGCGAGGAATGGAGACTTATTAGGGAGAGGTATGGAAAATGATTGACCTGTTGGAGTGGCTGTCACGAGACGCATATAAGAGCTTGCACTATTCCACCGACAGGAGAAACGAAGAGGTGCATGAGTACCATCGGCAAGGTATCAACTCATTTCTCGGAACGTCGTTCACCCCAGAGGATATGGCGATTATCTATCAACGGCTTGGCAACGCTGTTCACCACCAGAAAACACTTGAGTTTATCCGAAGCGGATATGATATGGAGGTTTTGAAAAATGACTGAATACCTGGAAAAGGCCACGGTTCTTAACTTCTTGATCAAGCGAGCAGAGGAAGCTCAAGCAGACTTTGATGAGAACGGCGGCGAGAGCGGCATCTACGCCGAATGTTTGGAGGACGTGATACAGGACATAACCAATATGCCTGCCGCTGATTCCAAGCCTGAAACTTGTTACGAATGGAAGTATAAATTTGACGATTTGGGGCACCTCAAGGGTGTTTGCCCTGTGTGCAGATACGAAAAGAGGTTGGATGTGCATCTTTATTTGGGCTGGAAATACTGTCCAGAGTGTGGCTCTAAAATGAAGCCACGAAATTCCATTTCCACCGACGAATTAAACCTAATAAAGAAAACAAGCGATGACACACAACAGGAGGTGACGGATAATGTCTGACTATATCAAGCGAGAGGATGCAAAGCGCGGGTTGTGTGAGTGGGCAACAAATTTGCTTGATCCGCGATTCTTAATAAAGGACGACGCAATGTGCGTGCTGGATAATATTCCCGCTGCCGAGGTCGAGGTGATTCACAAACCTACTGAGAGCGAGTTTAAGCGCATGGCGATTCAGAAGGGATATGTACAAGTGGCACCTGCACGCTGGCTGGATGGACGATGTACCCGTTGTGGATGGGAGGAACCGGACGAAGTCGAGTATGATTACGAGACCGAACCGTGGGAAGAAACGCCTTTTTGTCCAATGTGTGGTGCGAGAATGGGCGGAGGTGATGACAATGCCTGATTGTAAAGCGTGCGGAGCGTGGTTCGGGTCTGTCACGCCGCAAGATTTGTGCCCTACCTGCGAAAGAGCGTTAGAGCGGCTGAAAGGCTACGCTGTAACAGTGGTGCGTTGCAAAGACTGTAAGAGGAGCGGACTTACAGAGTTCGGAAAGAGATTCTGCTCGGAGCCGATGGGCGCGTTCTACGGTTGCATCCCTGTGGAGGACGATTTCTTTTGCAGCGGTGGAGTGAGAAAGGAGAACTAAATGAGGCTTACAACTGATACCCCGAAAAACAATACCCAAACGGCACTGAATCTGTTCTACGTCAAAGATAAGCAAACATGGGTGCGTGGATACGGAGAGAATGGAGCGGACATAAGCCTGACTGACTTAACACGGGAGCTTATGGAGCAGTATACGGAACCCGTTGTGCCGCCGAAAACTATGTCTGATGGTGATATTTCATTTGGAATGGCAGAGTGGCTGTTCGATGGAACTGACAGCATAGAGGGCATTTTAGCGCTTCTCTATCAGGCCGCATGGGTATGCGCAGAACTCCGCGAACGCCTCAAACGGTTCGAGGATAAGGAGAACGCCGATGCCTGACATATTGAAATCGCAGCGGAGAAAAGCCCGGAAGCGCCATGTGTGTTCATTCTGCAATCAGTACATAGAGCCGGGGGAAAGGTACAAATATGACACCCTCGTCTACGAAGGAAGCGTGTACGACTGGTTTTCACATGAAAAGTGCGACTTCCTCGCTAACGAACTTTGGGGATACGTTGATCCGGATGATAGCGGAATGACGGCTGACGATTTTCAGGAGGCATGCCAAGATTTCTGCTTTCACTTTGTCTGTCCTGATTGTGAGCATTGGGACAGAGAAAATCGCGAGTGCACTGCAGATGACTGTTGCTGCACCGATAAAGCCTACGAGACGCTGAAAAAGTACGAACTTTATATGACTAAAGAAAGCGGTTTCCTTGGTTGGGAACTCAGACCGAGAAAGGATGCCGAAGCTAATGGACAAACTTAGACCGTGCCCGTTTTGCGGCGGACAGGCAGATATAAGCATCGATCCTGACGCGGTAGTAGATACGGAAGGACGACGCTGGGCGTACACCGTGGTATGCAATAGGTGTTGCGCAACATCCGGGCTTACATATTTGTCTGAAAAAGCACGTGAAGCATGGAATAGGAGGATTAAGCATGGGTGAGCATAAAACAAATCCGGTTGCGATCGCGGCCAAAGAGGGCAGGCTCCCGCCAAAGGAGAAAAACCGCATGTCCAAGCGCCAAGCAGAGCGATTGCTCATGCTTGAGATGGAGCGGAGATTGATTCCCGCACCACTTCGAGAACAGTTCCGAATCTATCGAGAAATTTGGGAGAGGGGTATGTAATGTCAATAAGTAAAAAGACCCGCGAGACCGTATATCGCAAATACAACGGGCACTGTGCTTACTGCGGCAGAGCGATTGCCTACAAGGATATGCAGGTAGACCATTTGCGCCCTCGGCGTGCATATAACGCAGAGGACGAGGGAACCGACGATATATCAAACCTCATGCCGTCCTGCAGGATGTGTAACCACTACAAGCGCGCAAATACTCTGGAGACTTTCAGACGATACATACAGGAAATCCCGAAGAAACTCCGAGAGAACTACATCTACAAGGTCGGCATTGCCTACAGAAACGTCATAGAGATGGAAAAGCCGATAGTGTTCTATTTTGAGCAGTTGCAACTCCCTCATACAGGATTTCGCTGTGGTACGTGTAAGTACGATTTCGACTTAGACAATGTGGAGCCCTGCATCGACTGCGATAATGGCAGCCGGTGGGAGGAAAAAGGAGGCGGCCATGAGGAATAGACCCGCCCCTGAGACCATCCCGACGCCGGAGGGCGTATCTCTCTGCCCATGCCCATGGTGCGGCGCGGAGACGCATATAACATCCCTGACCTTCCCAGCGCGGGGCATGGCAAAGACGCTCTTCGGCGTGACGTGCGTCAGCCTAAAGCATCGGACTCCTATTGCATTTGTCACTCCGCAATCCGCCGCCACGTTCTGGGCCGACTGTGCAGACCGTGCAAAAAAGGCAGACGAAACGACCATTTTCGCGGCCTCACGAAAATGATAAACGCTTTAATCCGCTTTGCCGTTTCTTTAATCCGTAATTTCGTTTGATTTAATTTAAGGAGTGATGCAGATTTGGTCGGTACAAAGGTCAAGGCTTTGCTTGCGCTCACTGGCACGACGCATAGAGAGCTGGCCGAAGCCTTGAGTATTTCCCCGCAAGCATTGAGCAATAAGTTTCAAAAGGACAGTTTCTCCGTTTCCGATCTCATCGGCGCGGCGGACTTCTTCGGATGCAGGCTCAATTTCGAGTTCCCCAATGGCAGCAAGATAACATTCACGACTGAGGATAGGAGGGAATGATGACAAAACAGAAAGTAAAAGTCAATAATGAACCGTCGCCTCTGACATTGAAAATCTTAGAGCATGAAGATTTCGGCAACGTCAGGGTGATATATGAGGACGGAAAATATCTTTCCTGCGGTGCAGACGTCGCCAAAGCATTGGGCTATGCCCGTCCTATTGAGGCTGTTGCAAAGCACTGCCGGTATACGCTGAAACGGCGTATACCTCACCCGCAGTCACCGGACAAGACAATTGAGATGGTGTTCATCCCGGAGGGCGATGTCTACCGGCTCATCACGCATAGTGCGCTCCCATCTGCCGAACGCTTTGAAAAATGGCTGTTCGATGAAGTTCTGCCGTCTCTGCGAAAGTCCACAGGCTTAGAAGCGTTTGAAGTTTTTCGTATGCTCGACAAGGAGCATCAGCGTAAGGCAATGGAGAAACTTAGAGATAGTTTCGTTGCGCCCGTCAGGGTGGACTACATAAAGGCAAATACCATCGCCGATAAATGCGTCTCCACCCGCTACGGCTATGAGAAGATGCTCAAAAAGGGAGATATGACCCCGGACATGCTTGCAGAGCGGCAGAGAGTTCTTGACGATACCGTGTCCCTTATGACGCTCAAGGAGCGCTACAATATGAATATCTCCGTCAGTGGAGTTATCTACGGAGGGCACGGAGAATGAAAAAGAAATCTCCCCGCAGTATTCCGCGTACACAGCAGGACGTTGACCGTGCGCTTGCTCTCGGCCACGCAGAGGGCGCAAATTTCATCTCTACCATGATCCTGTTCATCCTCAAGGACAAGCACGGTTTTCCTGATGATGAGATAGAGCGCCTTGCCAAAGAGGTGGACTTCTACTGCGCCCAGCTCAACGACGGCGCTATCTCCTTTGCGGACGTCAAGAACGCGCTCAAGCAGGAATACGACGTGACTGTAAAATTCAGATAGGAGGAAGAATACAAGAATGTACCACAAGAAACTATTCGCCGGTCAGCGCGAGTACGGCGGCGATCACTATAAGATAGTGAAAATTTACACGCAGGAGCGGGATTCCGAAAAGGTTCTTGAATACTGTCGTGCAAATATCAATTCCGGCATTTACCCGGACTACGACACATGGTATAATAACATCGCACCCGGCGGTAAGTACTTCGGCGATATGAGGTATTTCTACGACGGCTGGTGCAAACTCGAAAAAGTACCGCACGGCTGGAAGTACACGCTGTGTAAACCATATAGAGACAGAAGAGAAAGGGGAGCAGATAAGTAATGAAAATCGAAAAGATATCCGAACATCACATCCGTTTCAATAACGGTACGGCCATCAAGATTGCGCCGCAGTCTATGCGCATCGACACCACGTCGCTTTCGCTCGTGCCCAATATCAAGGACATGGACTTCAAAGAGCCTGTCGCCTTTACTGAGGGCGCGCAGGGCTGCGCTTTCAGCTTCGGCAATATCGGCGGCAGGATGATACCGGTCAGTCTCTTCGGCAACGGCATAAGCCGCGAGTGTGCCGTCTACTACGAAAACAAACTGAAACTGGTGGTGGAGATATGCTGAACGATGGACGCATAATGGGCTATCTCACCGGCGACCCTGTCCAGAAGTACGGCACGGTGGACGGCAAGCCCTATGCGCAGTTCACTCTTGCCTGTGAGCGCGACTTTCGCCCGCACGGCAAATCCACCTATGATTTTCCGTCGTTCGTGGCCTACGGGCGCATGAGCGAGGTCGTCACGCAGTATCTCAAAAAGGGGCAGACCGTCATCGTGGAGTATCAGCTCAAGTCAGTCTCCTATAATTTCGATGGGCGCAAAGTTACCCAGACGCGCCCCACGGTCACGAGAGTGCGCTTTGACCGGCTCCGCGACCCGCTTGTTAAAGTGCCGAAGAAAGGCGAAGCGGGCAGTGAGGAATTTTATTACGAAGGATTTGACGAGGAGGGTTTGATTGAACATGGAGAACTTGAAAACGCAGACAGTTAAGCGCATGTACCTTGTGAGGACTACCACTGCCTATATCTCCTCACAGTACGGCTCCGCAACGCACCTCGTTGGTATAGTTGCTGAATCAGTTTCCGCCGCACTGCGAGGAGCGGCAGAATACTACGGAGATTTTTCATATCCCGCGGGAACTTTCGATGTCTCGGTGAGCCTTGCGGATACCCCGGATAAAGAACTCTATGCCAACACACTTGTTGCCCACGGACTATACGCATTTCTTCGCAAATGCGCCGTGGACGCGGCGATGCCCAGATGATCAAAAAGCTCCACGGTCATCCGTGGAGCTTTTCTTGTTGAATTATCCTGCATAATATGATATTATCCCTACAAGCTAAGGACGGAGGCGAACTTCTGCAAGTTACATACTACGGAGGTATCGCCATGAGTATAACAGATACAATAGCACTATTTATGCTTGTACTCGCGGCTATTGGTTTGGGTGCAAACCTAAAGAAATAGCCGCCCCCTAACCCCAGCAAGAAGCGGCAATTTCAAGCTATAAACTTGTAGAGTTGGCCGTTTCTTGCTGTGACACCAGCGGGAACCGTCCTTAGTGAGAATATATCATTTTCTACGGCGAAAGTCAACAACTAAAACAAAGGAAACGCAACAAAGGGAATGAAACAAAGGCGGGGCTATTTACCCTGCTATTTTCTTTCACCCTTGAATTGCTCACACTGCTATGATATACTGTGAATATCCTAACCGAAAATAAATACAGGAGGCAATGAAATGAAGAAACTTATCTCGCTTGTTCTCGCGCTGGTAATGGCGTTCTCCTTATGCGGATGCAATATGTCCGACTACAAAAAAGCTCAGAACGCGTATGAGAATGGCGATTACGAAAACGCCAGCACAATGTTTGAAACCTTGGGGGACTACAAGGAGTCGCAGGCGTTTTATAACAAGTCCCAAGCGGCTATCTACGACGAGAAAATCAAGGCGTTCGTAAATGATTGGACAGGGAATATCTCCGATGCCGAGGCGCTATATACTGATTACAAGAATCTTTCGGATGAAATAAAGGCAGAAATGTCCTATTGCGAGGACTTCGAGCGAACGTTCCCTGTGTATCTCGTCGATTATGTCTCAACTCTGAAAAATGATAACATAGAAGAAATTAAACGTATAATTCGTGAGTATAGCGAATGTATGGACGAAAATCAGCTTGCTACTTGCATGATTTACTTTGGCCAATGGGATGCTGTCGAGAAAGCAGAAGATTTCCTAAAAGAGAACTTGAAAAATCCTCACTCATATCACAGATATTCAGGAAAAGTTTCAACGCCAGAGGAGCATCGAGATTTCGCATATTGCACTATGTATGTCGTGCTTGAGTACGGTGCAACAAATAGCTATGGCGCAGAAGTTGAAAGCACGGACGAGATTTATATCTGGTTTTCTTATGATACGGCGGAACAGACCATTACTTATGGCTATATAGGTTTTGACAAAAACGAGCGCGATAAGTCCACGCCAAACTATTATGCGTCACGTTCGTTGTCCGCTTTTTCTCAAAATATGGCTGAAACCTTTTCGGCAGCGAACGAGATGTATACTTCTGGCACGTATGACGTACAGATTCCGTCAGCGGGTGATTACGATAGTGTGAAATTAGGCCAATGGGTGGCGTTAAGCCGTAGCGCCGCGCTTAATTGTGATTTTTATGCAATAACAGCAAACTGCGATGATATTGGTTCGCACCTCGCATCGGTGGAAGTGATAGTTCCAGTGGACGAAATGAGGAACGCAGATAAGGAAATCTGTGCTATCTTTTTGATGATTGCAGCCATACAGTCGCTCGATCCCAATGCGTCCGTGGATGATGCAACAGAAGCCATAAAGAAACTATACGTCGTCGATGTTAATTCTGATGACCCCACAACTGGAACACAGTACACCTACTTGAACAATATCGAATGGAGTCTCAAGGCAAATAAATACATGATTAAATTTTGTGGTACATTTGCAGATTCTCTGGATATGGTCTCAAAATCGTCCAGAGGACTTGTGAGACCAACAACTATGGAAGAAAAGTATGCTCTGGCTACGGCAATATCGGGTCTTAATATCACTGACCTTTCCGAAATGCAGATGACAGAACTACTCAAAAATGACGGTTTTTCTAATTCTCAAATTGAGTATGCAATGGAGAATTGTGGCGGAAAGTGGAACACCGATTCTAACTGAAAGACAAAACGCCCCGTGAAAACGGGGCGTAAAAAATATCGCATAATAGCTATTGACATTTTGGGCTACAAGTAGTAATATACTTGCGGGGCTACAAAAAGGCAGGTGAAAACTATGTCCCCTAAAATGGGTAGACCTCCAGCAGAGAATCCAAAATCTAATCCTATTCATGTTCGCCTCGACGATCACGAGCTCGAAGTCCTTGACAAATATTGTAAAGAACGCAATCTCAAACGAACGGAAGGGATAAGAGATGGTATAAAACTGTTAGAGACTTTTATTGAAAAATAAGCAAGTCGTCCACACTTCCAATGAAAACGACCCGCTTATTCCACTAACGGAGTTCTCCGCTTGTGAAATTATTTTATCATTTAGCGGAACTCCTGTCAAATAGTATTTTACGCAGGAGGATAGAATAGTGAACGAATTGACCATTATTGACCGCAGCGGCGTAGATGTTGTGGACAGCAGAGAAGTTGCGGAAGCTGTCGGCAAGAACCACAAGGAGCTTCTGCGAGACATCAGAAATTACGCCGAAACCCTTGGAAAATCTAACGAGCGCAATTTTGCGCCGGTTGATTTCTTCATTCCCAGCACCTACACTGACGGCAAGGGCGAAAGCCGTCCGTGTTATCTGCTGACGAAAAAGGGCTGTGACATGGTAGCAAACAAGATGACCGGTGAAAAGGGTGTTATCTTCACCGCAATGTATGTCAGTGCGTTTGAGAAAATGCGTGAGAAGATTGCCAAGCCCATGACCGCAATGCAGATGCTTGAACTGCAAGTGCAGGTCAACAAAGAACTCTCTGACCGCATAGATGCGGTGGAAAGTAATCAGAAGCGTATCGCCGAAGCCTGTTCCGTCCCCGCCGTGGGGCGCGACGAGTGGCAGGAGAATATGAAGAAGTACCTTTCCGGGCTGTGCGAAGAATACAGCATGAGCTATCCCATTATGTACGACGACCTGTACAGCGCATTGGAGCGCAAGGTCGGGTGCAACCTCACCACGCGGCAGAGCAATATGCGCAAGCGTCTCAAGGCCGCAGGAGCGACGTACAAGGAGCGTCAGAGCGTTTCCAAACTCACGGTCATAGCTAAAGACCCGGCGCTCACGGGCGTGTTTGAGGGCATCGTACAGCGTTATGCGGCGCATCTTGCGTCGCGCAAATGGGACGGGAGGAACTGAACAATGACAAATGCTGTTGCAAAACACATGATAAATACACAGGGGCTGCTCGACGCCATCCGTATGTATATCGAGCCGATAACATTATGCACCGCTACAGAAGCGGAAAAGAAGAAATTCCTGTACTGCGATTGCCACATCGTTGTTCAGTTGCTCAATATTCTCGGCGAGAGGTTCGACGAAGAGAGCAGCATGGCGTGGGAGGTCGAGGACAAATACTCAAGGCTCTCATCCCAGAAAGCAAAGCTGGACAGTCTGGTGAACGTCCTCAACACATTCAAAATCGACCCTGTTGACCTCGACGATGACGATTACTGATTAAACAGGAAAGGAGAGCCGCCCCATGTTTGAGAAATACGATGCCGCATGTGCGGCATATATAGAGAATATGCGCAATAACGAGCTGTCGGCGCAGACAGTCACCGGTTATGCCCGGACGTTCCGACTCTTCCGCGAGAGCATGGCGCGCCACGGTTTTGCGGACGTGACCGCCGCCGCGGTGATGAAGTTCCGTTCGGACATCGCGCATGATGCTATCACCACAGCAAGTCTCTACATGGGGCAGCTCCGTCAGCTCTCCGAGTTCGCGGCCAGATACGGCTACACAGAGGCGTTTGTGTTCGACGATGCTATGCCGCCCAAGGGAAAGGTCACCAGAGCCAAGAAAAAGCCGTATGAGCACGTTCTGAGCGTTGAGCAGATACATTCCCTTATCTCCGCCGAACGCCCCATATACGGCAAGAAAATGGCCACATGGGCAAGGGAACAGGCGGAGGTCACGCTTATGCTCCTCTCCGGCGCACGCAATTCCGAGCTTCGTTTCCTCACTCCGGCTGACCTCGATTGGACGAACGGCTGCATCATGCTCCGCGTCACCAAGGGCGACAAGCCCCGCATGGTTCCGTTCTCTGCCGCGGCTCAGACTGCTGTGAAAAACTACCTCGCCTCCGGTATACGTCCGGACTCTGCCGATGACAATGCGCCGCTGTTTGGCTGCGTCAGCCGCAAAACAGGGGAGTGGAAGCCGTTGGAGCGTACCCAGCTCTCCGAACTTATAAACGGGTATACCAAGTCCGTGATAGGTGAAGAAAGTGCTTGCCGCTCCCATGCTCTGCGTCACGGCTTTGCATCCGCCGCGCTTGAAGCCGGTGTTGCGGTCGATGATATAAGCGGCGTTCTCGGCCACGCTGACACCAAGGTAACGGCGATATACGCCCAGCGCCTACACCCTGCAAAACTCGCGACCAGCATCGGCAATGTGCTTGAAAACGCCGTGGCAAGCCCTACGGCAGCCGTTTGATTGCGGTGATGAATTGATATGGCAAAGCCCTCAGAACGCCGCTTGGACGCTCTGGGGGCTTTGTGTGCATGCTTACGCTTTGGTTATCTCATTCCATGTCGCTTTTCCGCAGATCGCGTCAGCGTCTAAGCCGTGGTCGGACTGAAAAGCTTTAAGTGCGGCTCCGGTCTGAGCGCCAAACTCGCCATCAACCCATCTTGGATTGTAGCCCTTATACTTTAACGCCGCCTGAAGCATAGCGACAGAAACATCTATATCACCATTCTGTATCTCAGGCAAAGATACCGTAATATTACGATTAAGCTTAGGCATTTCAGGGCTTGATGGAGCTATATTTTCAGCACTTCCATTATATCTAAGGACTACATCCCAAGGATAATTATAATAGCCACGAATATAGAACTCTCTGCCTGTCTGATCTCCGATCTGGCCGCCGGTTGTTTTACCAAATTCATTGATAGATGCCTGTACGATCTGTCCATTACCGCAATACATAGCCGTGTGATTAACATGATTGAGCAACACATCTCCGCGCTGCAATCCTGTTCCGGCAGAAATATCGACAGATGCAGTCACGTCCTCAAATCCACAAGACTTAAACACGGAATACATGTTCCCGGTGTATGTAGCCCCCTTGGATTTCACAGGAACACCAGCATTCTGCCAAGCTTGTATGACCGCAGATGAGCAGTCGTAGTCAGGCCCCCAGCGGTTCGCCTGATCGTAGCCATGTGAATTATCCTGCGCCCATGTTTCCATCTGAGCGATGGCTTTTTCTATTATAGACATATTCTTAATCCTCTGTCAGCAAACCACTGACTGTCCGTTCATCATCCATATCACAACTCCACAAAGTTATCGTCATCCCATGCTGCCGTTGCGCCAGTGTCGCCTGTCCAGACCTTTCTGACACCATCGTGTATATAATAGGCGTTCTGTATAAGGCTCGTGCCCTCTTTCCATACAATGGGATTATCGGCTGTGCCGAATGGGATTTCTTGCTCGACATAATCTTTACGCACTGCTATATTATTGACATAAAATATCCGCCAGTCAAAGCCTATCTTATCAGATTGTGTGATTTCTTCTCGGATACCACCAGCGTCTTCAACCTGTTGAACAGTTTTACGATTGGCATCAATTTCAGCTTTCAATATTTTTGCGTTATCAGCGTAACTCATTTATTTGTTACCTCCAACACATCCAATGCAGCTTTCATGTCCTGCTTTTCCTCATCGCTGCCGCCCTGCTTTATCTCCGCGATTTTGGCAAGGATGACATTCTTCCGTTCTTCTATCGTCATTTCTGTACCTCCAACGCAGTCTCGATTTCTGACAAAGCAGCTTCATATTGCGCTACCTCATATTCTAACTGCGCTTTGTAAAGCTGAGTGTATAGTTTCCATGGGGCTATCATCTCCCCGCTGAACGCCTGACCATCCCCACGTGTCCACGTCTCGCCGCTCGGCACATAGCGGTACCCCTCTACAAACTCTGCGCACTTGCCGTCGAAAAAGGGCAAGTCAAATTCGCGCATATTGCCGTCATTAGAGACATGACACTTGTATTCATTATCAATATAAATTTTCATCTCCGGTCTCCCTTAACTAAGCGTGATATTAGTAAGTGTGGCAGAATAAGTTTTTGCCCCCACTTCGGGATTCATGGAAGAGGCATTTTCATATGTCGCCACATAACATTCCGTGTTTATTCCGCTAATATCAAGTTCAATACGAGCATCACTGGTGTGCAAGTTAGCATAAGCGATAAAACCTATGTCGGCAACACCCGGAGGATAAGTGCTCCATGAGAACTTGTTTTCGGCTACTCCAATATACCAACCGTTAGCCTCAGATTTTATTACTGTCAGTTTGTTGTATTTTGAGAGGTCAAATTTGTTCCCCGTATAAACACTGGCAGCTTTAGGGAACGTTGCGTCTGTGTTTGTTATACTAAAAGACAACACGTTAGACACGGTTGGTGTAACGCCTTTTCCTTTCCAGCCGCCAGTAACACCTGTATTGTCGCCGCCGTCAAAGAGGATCAACTCATACATCAGCGTCACGCTCTCACTTTGTCCATCAGTAGTAATAGATACTGTAGTAGACTTCGTCTTACCGCTGCTATCTGTTGCTGTCGCAATAATAGTATACGTCCCGGTTGCGCCTACTGTAGCCGTCCAAGTCTTGGCAGAAGTTCCGGTGTTGGTATCGCTGGCAATCGTTGCGCCGCTGCTATCTGTAACTACGCATGTGCTATTTGCGGGATATGTGATGGTGATAGTAGCGGAGAAATAAGCTATTGTAAGAGAATAATCTGCTGTGATTTCTACCGTCCGCGTCGTTGACTGACCACCGCCAGACATTGTGACAGTCCATACACCGGTTGAAAGGCCTTTAAACACGGCTGTACCACTGTTGTTAATTGTCCGGGTATAAGTCTTTCCATCTTTACTCACGGTAACAGTTGCGCCTACAACGCCTGTGATGGTAAGGGTCGCACCCGAACTGCCGCCACCGCCTGCGTTTGTTTTTCCTATTGCCACAATATCACCTCCAGCAGAGAATTGTAGGGATTGTGATAGCCGCGTCCGGTACAGATGCGGCGTATAGATAAATGCCGCCGTTATAGCACTCTGCTACGGGTGCAAAATTCCCACTCGTGGCATCTGTGAGCGAGAAAATGACCTCTGGAATCATGCTCGCTAAGACACCGGTAAGTCCCACAGCTGCCCTGTATGGGTAATCCGGATATGTACTGTTAGAGACAAATGATGCCGTGGCGATTGTGGTGTTAAGAAACTGCACTTTAACTGCATCGGAGGCAAGTTTCTGGTACGTCACACTACCATCCGAAAGTACTTCATTATTGTACGTATACTCGGCGGTAGTACCATCTGTAAATGTTATCGTGATTTTGGTTTGACCGTCTGCGGGGCTGCTGCCGACGATGGTTTTAATGCCTCTTGTTATCATCATCCAGTAGCTCTGCCAGCCTGCGGTGACACCGGGCTGCACGTCCTTACTTGCAGCAAGGGCGAGCCACGAACCGCCTAAATTCTGCACACTGTCGAGAAATTCATAATTGGTGTTTGCGGCGTATGCGCCGCGCGGCCTGACCGATACTTTACCAAGGTTGTATTGTGCCATCTCTTATCACTCTCCTATTCTTTCATCGTCTGTGACGGCTGTAGCAATGGGGAAGTCGTTGACTGAAACTGCGTTTATGGTCATGGTTCCCGTCTGCCCTATCGGCCTTGTGAAGCCCTGTACAAGATGCCTCTCCGTGGGCGCTCCGGGCTTGTCCTCTCGCCGTATGGTTATGATCTGGTTTTCCACAATGTGGAACATCTGCGTCGTGGTCAAGGTCACAGTCTTGCCCAGCACGGCATAACGCTTGAGCTGCCATTCGGCATACGCCTGACACATTTCATCTGAGTAATAGTCCTTCATTGAAAGTCGCTTGGTTTTCAGCCCTATGCGGCTAATGCAGGTGTCAGAAGAAATGTCACGGTTCTGCGCTCTGCCACGGGCGGTAAGGCTTTCGTTGTTTGTCGCGCCAACTACAATGACGTCGTTGTATACCTCGGCGGGCTTCGGTGCGTACCGGATGCCAATCAGCTGCTTGCCCATTGAGAAGTCCCATAGGACAGGTTTTGACGTGTCAAGGATGTCATCCTGTGACGGGTCGACGGCCAGCCGTCCGGTCGGGTTATAGCCGACCCACGCGGCCAGCATCTCGACAAGTCCGAGGATGACCTCACCGATATTTGCTGTCTCAGAACTGAGATAGTCGTAAGGCGCGGTTATCAAACTCACACTTGTGCCGTCGGTAAGCGTCTGCGTTTTGTCGTTGTAATAGCTTGTAAAGAGTGGAGCAACTGCATCTATGGGCGCGCCCGTCGTTCCGGACATATCAAAGCGGTTGAGCCTGAGCAGGGAAGCTATGGCGGCAAAGATGTTGGTTCCTGCATTTATGCCGTAAGCCCCCTCAAGGTTGCCGCCAAGTGTTCCGTCGATTGCTGCCCATTTGTCGGTCAGCTGATATGAGGCCTGCCGAAGTCCCGGCTCGAAAGCCTCTTCCGGATTCTCCACAAGGAACACTCCCTGTGGGATATAGAAGTCTGTACCGTCCGGAAGTATCAGCCCCTCGGAGAGTCTGATCTGCTGCCCGAACCATATCTTGTTGAGCGCATAATCATAAGCTCCATCGAGGTTTGCAAGGGAGATGTTTACCTGCCTGCGGCTGCCATTCTGTAAGTTCACAGTAATGTCACCTTCTTGAATAAAGGCTTTGGAACGTTTGTTCGCCACCTGATTATCCAGAGCGAAGGCAACGCTTCCGTTTGGCTGCAGGAACTCAAGCTTTGCCAGTTTTGTGAAGTCAGTCTTTAACGTGGAAAGGTATTGCTGCCAGTTTTGGCTATACATTTTGCGCTCACCCTCCCACGTTCAAAGTTGCCTGAAGGTTGTTGCTGTCGATGATTTCAAGTCCAGCGACAGTGAATCCATCAGTCGTCGTCTGAATGAGGTCCCCATCATCGGAAAGACTCAAAGCAGAACCGAGCTCGTAGTTATCACCTGTTGTCCACACAAGGTATCCTGTCGCAGGGTCAACAGTTATGTTGGTGAATATAATACTGTCACTCGGCCAGAATGTGGCTTCGGGCGAGTTGATTATCTTGAGTCCAGTTGCTTCTCCTACTTCGACCCATCCAATCGTCACCGTCTGCGGCATGACAACGCTCTTGTGGTCTACACTCACTGTGATTGGCTGGTTAGTGTGGATATTGAGAAAATGCCCCTTGGGGTCACGCAGAAACAGCGTGTTTTCAGACGTCGAGAGGTTTCGTAGTGCCCGCGCCTGAGCTAAGGTGTCAGAGTATGTTGCATCTCTGCCTATTTTGCCGATATAGCCCCCGACGCTGCCGGTAAGGTAATTAGGCGTTTCTGGCTGCCGCGTTGGGTATCGGGTGAAGTTCTTCTGCAGGGTAGGGGAGTTGTTGTTGGAGAACTGTCCCTCAGCCACACCGCCGCTGCCAAAGCGGAAGAAGTAGCTTGCCACAGCGGTATATGTGCCGTCTGCATTGGGAGTGGCTTCTATGATATTCCACATCCAGAACTGCACTTTCACGGCGTTGGTGACGATTGCAGCAGTGAGGTATGCCAATGGGCCTGTGGGGAAAACATAATATGTATATTCCTGCCCGGAACACGCACTCCAATCTCGAATCTCCCCGACTGTCCGCCCGACGGTCACGATCTTTTCCAGATTGCTCTGTCCGGTCGTTCTGCGATAGATGTCGTAACCTTGAGTCGTTTCTATCTGCGCCCAAGTTACCAGTACGCTTCCGTCCGAGGTCTGACAGGCGCTTGCACTGCCGACCGAATCTTCGGATACCTCGTATTCAACATGGAAGTCTACCCAGCCGCTTGACGCATCAACGCCGTTTACCGTCTGAACATCAAGGATGATGCTGTAACTGGTGTCGTTGAGGAATCCGGAATAGTCTACCCTTAACTCACCGGTTCCATATATTTTGCCAGTGTCCACAAACGCGTCGCCACGGTTGCCTTCGCTGTCAACTTCACATATGCGCCACCGTACCCATGCAAGAGCATCGTCCTGTGCCTGAGAATATGTTCCGGTAAAAGTGGCCGAATAGCCGGTCAGGGGATCGCTTATTGCAGATATGGCCACAGTCGGGAAACTTCTGCCAAGGAGCAGCGATGCAGTTGATTGGGTTACCGAATCGGTGCCGCTCCACCATTGAGTAATCACGAACTTGTATTCGTTGCCGTTCGTGATGCCGCTTGCGCTCAGTGTCGCTTTTGGGATGGTTACGGTATAGAATTGAGTCTCTCCTGCGTAATTCACGCCCCAAAACGGGGTCGTAAGCAAGACTTTGCCGGTGTCGTACTTTTCGGTAGAAGCAGAATTGTTTTCATAGAGAACAATTTGATACGCAAGCATAGGGGAATCCCCATTGACTTGCCAGCTTATGTCCAGCGGCTGCGTCAGGTCTACTGTACCGCTGCTGTTTATTTCATCAGGGCTTATATTTGACGGCTGAAAAAGCAAAGCTTCTCACCTCCCATCACTTCGGCCCGTCGCCGAAACACCATGCTTTGCCGGTCGACAGGCTTCCCCACCAGATGACAAGCACTGTGTCTCCGGCTGTGGCGGTTGCGACTTCTTCGCAGTACGGGATGGATATCGTGCGCCCGTATGGCTGACGCACAGATATCTTCCCGTTACTTGGAGCGGCGACGACGTCGAACCTGTCCACACGCAGGCAGTTCCCAGTTCTCTCGGTCACGGCCTGATCTACCTTGGGTTTTAGTGCGTTCCAAAATTCTATGATTCCTTCGAGCATATTTCCGCCTCCCGTTTAAGTGAGCTTCAAAGTCTTGAGCTTTTCGGCAAGCTCCTTGACGGTCATATTCTTTGCCTCTGTTTCGGAGAGCTTTAAATCGCCGAACTGGTAGTATACGTCGTGACTGTCGGTGCTACGGAAGATGCTCTCGCCGGTGGTATCGGTGGTGTTCTTTGCACCGCCTGAAATGGCGTGCAGAATATCGGCAATGCGCTTCTGCTCCTCATCGCTCGCGTTCGCTATCAGCTCTCGCAGCGCCGGACTCATGGTCAGGTCACCAATATCACCGATATTGCCGTTCTTGATCGCATCAAGTTCCTGCTCGATTTTGGCATCCTGATAATCTTTCTCTGCCTCTGCCAGATTCTCTTGAGCCTTGAGGATGTCATCGGCTTTTGCCACCCATTCCCACTGTCCGGTGACTGGATTGTAGATTCTGACCGTGCGCTGTTTTTTTGCGTTCTCAAGCTCCTGCCGTGCCTTTTCAACCGCCTGTTGCTTCTCTGCAAGCTTATTGGCTGCGTTGGTCGAATCGGTAAGAGCCTCCAATGAGTCGACCAACTCGCCCATAAGGTCATCAGAGTAGCCGTAACCGCGGTTCAGAAGATCAAGAACTTCGTTTGATGTGTTGCTGTATCCCTTGTTGAGGTACTGTTGCACGAAATCTCGAACCATCTTTGCGGCCTGCTCCTGCAAAGCCTGTTCTTTGGCTCGGTCATTCCGGTTCCGGGCAAACTCAATCTGCTTGTCTATGTTGTCGAGCTTTTCACTGACTTCTTTTTTTAGCGGATCGTCTTCTTCGGTGTTGCTGGCTGTGCTGCCGCCGACGCCAGTTCCGCCGCTGTGGTCGCCGCCGTAGACACCACCATTGCCGCCGGGTCTTACAAGCCCTGTGCCGCCTGCGTGCATCGGAATTTCTTCTTTCTCGCCGGTAAGCATATCTTGGGTTTGCTTTGCGGTGTAGACTTTGGCCCCGGGGGACAGGTCGACAATGGCCATTTTGCCGCCATTGGCTATATAGGCATCGCCGTTGTCCACGATAAGTTCTGCCGAACTGCCATTAACTGGCGCACCATCGTTGACCACCGCGCGACCACCGGGAGAATTTTGAGTTCCGCCCGCATTAGTTGGGATGAGGGCACCGCTTGCTGTTTGCTTGTATTTTTTCTCTATTGTGGTGATCGTGACGGTTTTGCTCCGAATCGATGCAAGGCGTGAATAGATTACATTGAGTACGCCGCTTGCATTGTCTCTAACGGAAACGTGTATCTGCTTGGAATCGGGGATTTCGTTTGCGGCATCGCCAACGTCACGCAGTTCGTTCGCCGCTTCTGCCGCACCAGACGCATCTGCTCCGACCTCCACGGAACCACTTGCATTGTTTTTTGCCTGATTAACGTTGTCGAGCTGCTGCTGGGCTTCTGATGCACCGGGCACAGTTACCGGCACATCCACCGAACCGGAGGCGGTTTTTTTCTTCTCGTCTAATTGAGCAAGCTTTGCGTTTGCCTCATCAATCTCCGCGTCAACATCAAACGTAACAGGATCCTTAGCTTTGGCTTTGGCGTCGTCTGTCTCTCCGAGAAGCGCCTCGATTGTCGAGATTATTTGACTACGGGCTTCCTCAGCGGAACCTACACCGAGTTTATCTGCCCAATTGACAGCTCCTGCTCGTTCCAGCCCCTCAAATACGCTGAGAAGTCCCTCGACGGTCGTCTGTCCCGTGATTTGAGAGAGTGCAGACGCATAGTCTGAGAGAGAATGCGAACCCTCACCGAGTTTGTCACCCAACTGTGATACGATATTGGAGGCTTCCTCTCCTGTGTAGAAGACACCGTCCATGTAGACACTGAGTCCCTGAGCGAGAGCCTGCGCCATCCCCTCGGTTATTCCGAGTTGTTCTGCGAGTTCCTTATAGGAGGAGATCGCTGTGATCGCCCCGCTGTCATCGAACGAGACGATTCCGTCGAGTGAGCCACCCTGCGCGGCTTCATTGATGACATCATAAAATGCACCAAACATATCGCCGCTGTTGAATATTTTGCCGAGGTTGCTGTCGCTCATCGCCCATTCCATGGCATCGGCGACGCTATACCCAAACTGCTCTTTTATATCGTCGGGGATAAACTGGTCGTAGAAAGACTTTACGTATGCCGAGCTGACTTTGCCTGCCTGAAAGTCCTTCATGGCGTTGTTGAAGGCTGTCTGCATCGCATTTGCGTTGGCTTCTTTGTCAGCCAGCCCGTCAAGTTCGGCGTTGTACCTCTGTAAAGCTTCTGTCGCTGCGTCGACCGAGCTCTTTACTTCCTCAAACGAATCCGCTGCCGCGTCCGTTCCGCCAGTGTCGATTTCGCTGGATTCCTTTGCGATGGACTCATACAGCGCAATCAGAGCCTCTGCATCTTCTCCGATTTTTCTTCCGTCTTTCTTATAGGCGACGAGCTTGTCGTAAAGATCGTCGTAGCCGCTTGCAACATCGAGAAGGGCTTCTTTATACTCTGTTTGAGTGATTGCGTTATCTGCGACCTGCTTGTTGAGGGATGCGACCTCACTTCTGAATTTGCTTATGACTTCTGCACCAGAAGTCGTGAAATCATCGAACGAGCCGAAGTCACTTACAGAACCGGAAGTTGATACAGGCTTGACCCAGTTGGCGTTCATCCACTTGTCGTACTCTGCATCCCGCGCAAGTTTAAGCTGACGTTCTGCCTCGTCGTTGCGCATTTTCAGAATGTTATATTCAATCTCCTCAGCAGCGGTCAGTTCGCCAACTTTGTTCTTGAGTTCGTCGAAGCGGGTTCCTTCGCCGTATGTAGCCTCATACTCTGATTCAAGGTCAGACAAGATTTGTGCCTGCTCTTCATAGGTAACTGTAAGCGCGTCTACGGCTTTTACTATGCCGTAAATCACCGCCGTGGCACCCGCTACCCAAAACAGTGGGTTTGCGAGCATTGCTGCGGTAAGAGTTTTGAGCGCTGCGGCACTGGCTAAAGTACCTGCCGCTAAAGGCCCTTGAGCCAAGGCAAGTGCAGTTATTCCGGTTTTGAGGGCTACTGCGCCCTTGGCAGAAACCGCAAATGCTGCTGTTATCCCCGCCACAGTAACAACAAAGTGTCCAAAATCGCTATCGAGAGCCTTGATAAGTCCAGTAATAACATCGAGAGCGCCTTTTATGAGACTGGTATCAACCATGTTGGAGATGAACTCAGTCCATGTGTTCTTGAGGATATTTGCCTTTGCATCCCAAGTATCAAGCATGACGCTGACTTCCTGATCGGCGCTGCCCGCAGCGACGCCCATATCAGCCAACATGCTTTTGTACATATCGAAGTTCTCAAGGAGCGCAAGGAGCTGGTTCGTGCGGAGTTTTCCGCCGAGGGCAGAGACCATCTGCATCAAATCTGCTTCGGAGATAAGTCCATCCTTGGCCGCCTTTGACAGTGCTTCGATGGCTTCCATCGGGTTTATAAGCTTCCCTGTGGCCTCTGCCGCCGCGACAACATCGGGGGCGTACTTCTGGAGTATGCCGCTAAGAGACTGTACGGATTCCTCGGTTGCTGTCACGCCATCCGAAATTTCGGTAGTAGTATCGCCTAGAATGTTGAGAATAAGCGCTCTGGCCGCAGTTGCCGCCTTTGTACCGCTCTCCTGCGTAGTGGCGGTGATCGTGCCGAGCATGGCCATGGTTTCTTCCATGGACATTCCAGCCATTGAGGCTACATTGGCAACGATGGGCAAGCCTTCAGCTATTTTCTGGATGGATGTTGCATAGTTGTTATCTATAGTGTTTGCTTCATCCAGTGCGAGGGAAAGCTTTTCAACGTTGCCGTGATATTTCCATGCTGCGTCTGCCGAAAGGAGAAACTGCGATGCTGTCTCCTGATCCGTGTCGCCGACGAGCTGTGTCTTTATGGCCAACTCGCCAAGACCCTGTGCGGCTTCTTTGTAACCTGCACGGGCGAAAGTAGAAACGTTCTGGAGGTACTCGTTTGCTGCAACGCCGTACTTAGATGCGGTGGAGTACGCCGATTCGCCAAGAGCATCCATCTCGTCCTTGGTCATGCCGGTGACCTTGCGCACGGTCGCAAGCTCACTGTCGACCTCTTTCATGGTGGAAAGAGCTTCAACAAAAGAGTTCTTCACGGCGGCAATGCCGTTGCCTATCAGCTGCCATGCCGCCTGCTTGGCAACGATACGACCAAGGCTGTCTCCCAGCAGATCGGTCAGCGCCGAAGTTTTCTGCGCCTCGGTGCCCGCTTTTTGCGTTGCGGATGCGGCTTTGGTCTGGCCAGTAGCCAATCTATTGGCCGACTGCGCGGTTTTCTCTTGCTGTGCGGCGAGTCTGTTAGACGTTTGCTTCGTTTTTTCCTGCGCGACCTGAACTTTGGCTTCTGCTGCTGCCTGCTTTGCGCTTGCAGTAGCCTGTTTGGTCTGCTCTTTCGCCAGCTGGATAACTGACTTTGAGACTTTGTCAACAGCCCCGGCGTTGACTTTTATCTCTATCGGTGTGCTGCTTAGTCTTTTGCCGATGTTCTCTATGTTGGTAAGCGAGGCTATCGCTTTTGCGTCATTTACATTTACTTGTATCTGTACTATTGTGCTCATTCGGCGTTAACCTCCGCTTGCAACATAACGGCGCATAGTGTATAATCTATATAGAAGGGAGTTGATATCATGAAGTGGGATGAATCCCAAATGGCCTCTCAAGCTTTCGCGCAAGGTCAAGGAGGTATGTCTCTCGGCCAGCAGTGGGCGCTTGCTGCTATGCTGCGGACTGATAAGCCCTCGAATACCAAGAAAAAGTCCTCTCCAAAGCCTGCAAATCCGCCTAAGAAACCGTAAATCCCATAGCTTTTAGTTCTTTTGCAATGTCGCTGTCGGCCTTTCCATCGTCCACGTATTCGTCTCGCGCTTCATCCATAAAAGGTCGAGCGAACGGCTGATGCCAATCGGGGTCGCCCTCCTCGACGATCGGGGTGAGATCAATGCCGTTGGCATGCTGCGGCTCTGCTGCGTTTTCCAGTGTCAGCGTCAAGCCCTCGACAGTGGTTATCATGGTCGCGTCATCAATGAGACCGCCGTCCTCTTTGCGTCGTTTGCTCGACACAGGATAGGCATCATAGACCCGCTTTTCTGCCTCTTCCTGTATGGCTTTTTTCAGCCCGTCCGCAACATTGTCTCTTAGTGCGTTTTCAATGGCGGCATCCAGTAATCCGCGAATCTGCAAATAATCTTGTAAAACGCTCATATTGCCCTCCAAAACACAGGAATAAGCCCTTATCGAAAGAATCATTCATCTGTCTTGGATAAGCCCCCGACTTGCGCCGGGGGCTTTGTTTTGATTTAGGTGACAGTTACAGGGATGGTGTCGGTGTAAGTCACCTTGGAAACGCTGTTGGTCACGGTGACAGTGGCCGTGGTGGTGCCAGCAGCTACGCCGGTCAGCACAGGAGAGTGCGGGTCGTTGAACTTGGCAGTTCCCTCCGCCGCAGTGGAGAACGTGACCTCACTCATGTCGGAGATGTTGGTGAGATTACCGGCAACATCGTACTTGGCGACAAGCTCGGTGGTCTCGCTGCTTGCCACGGAAACACCTGCGCCAGCACCGACAAAATAGATGCCCTCGACGGAACCGGTGGAAGTGCCGGAGACGAACTCATCAACGATGTAGCAGTAGTTCGGCATGGCGTTGCTTGCGCAGACATCGGTGCCGACTTCATCAGCGGTCAGGCAGTTGCCGGACAGGTCAACAGAACCAGGAGTGGTCTGGTTGATGGTGTCGGACAGCGCGCCGGTGAAGAAGTAGTAGGGGATGTAGTAGTGGCGGATCTTGAAGAGGGAAGAGTTCTTCGCATCACCGCCGCCATTCTTGGCGTAGATGTTGACCGCAAAGTGGACGCGGACGACCTTCGGCTGGAACAGCGCGGGAACTGCGAGCTGCAGGGCAGAGCTGTTCTGCACGAAATACTTCACGCAGTAGGTGTTGCCGGAAACAGCGGTGAAGCCCTGAATAGTGCCATCGCTGCCGACCTTGTAAGCCTTGCCGCTGTTTGCTGCCACCGTGTCCTTGTCATTGCCGGTAGAGCCGAGAATGTAGGCCACAGCGCCGTTCTGACCGCCAAGGGGAGCCACAGCACCGGTTATGGTCAGCGCCGCACCGCTTGCTACAACGGGCTTCGAGGTCTCAACGACGCCGTTGCCGGTCAGGCTCTGGCCGATAGTCAGCGCCATGTTGTTCAGCGCGGAGTCGGCGGTCTTGGCCGTGAAGGTCAGACGGGAGGTGTCGGGAATGTTGATGATAAGCATGTTGCCGGGGCCGCCTTCAACTGCGCCGTCATTCATGCTGCCCGCGGGAGAAAAGTCGGTTACGTACTTGGAGAAGCCGACAAGGTCGTCGGTAGCGACATCGAACGCCTCAAAGTACACGATTCCCTTGGAAAACTCATACTGAGGGTTGAAAGAATACATTATGTATCACTCCTTGTTATTGTGACATCGGCTCAGGGAGTTGCCCCTTTGCCTTGGCTTCGAGCTGTGTCAGTGTCTTGAATCCGGCAGGCAGCTCCGAAATCCTGTCGAATTTCCACGTCGGATAAGGCGCGCCTTTCTCAAACTTCGTGAGCCCGACCGCTTGAGCCAACGTGTAGATTTGGTAACCGAGGGTTCTGTCGATTGCTCTGTCAAATCCTCTGAATTTGCGTATCGGCCAATCCCATAGCTCGTCCGCATCTTTTCCCACATTCGCGGCTACGGAATAGACCCACGCCTCGATCTCAATATCGAGCTTCGGCATATTTTGGCCGTTTAGGTACTGCTCTGCCGCAACCAGTTCCGGGTTCCATTTTTCGTCCGGAAGCTGATAGTCGTTTTGTGCGGCAATTATCTGCCGTACCTCATCCATCATCTGGATGGTCAGAACAGTTTCGAGCTCCATGATGTAAATGCCCATAAGAGTGCCCTCTTTCCGCAGGGTGGAAAGCTGATACCCGTATGCGCCGTCAGGCAGTTTGATTCTTTCAAGCCTCAACGCTTTTGCTACAACATTGAGAACTGGTTCCAGAAAAGGACTGCCGTTGCCGAGCTTGTCCATTTCGTCAAGGCACTGACACCATGACAGGCGGGCAAACTTCGGCGGCAATGAGGATTGCATAAGTTCAAATGCGGCGGCTGCGCTTCGATACAGGGGAAAGTCGCGCACCGTCAGCGGGTAAAATGTCAGTCCATTGAACTCGATTTCTTTGTTTTCTCGGACTTCATTTGCATATTTATTAACGCCTTGCATATTTTCTCCTCGGCGTGTATGCCTTTAGATGTTGTCATCGCCGTTCCAGTCGATGTACTGATAAATCTTGTAGCCGGTGTTCACTCGCTCGTCATCGAACTTTGTGATTTGATAGGTGTTCAGCGAGCCGACCCCACCGAAGTTCACACCCTCAGTGGCTTCAAGAATCGCCTGTACTATGGCGTAAGACCTTGAATTTCCCATCACCTGCATGTTTGCCTCAATGCCGTAGTTGCACATGATGCAGTAGATGATGGTCTGGCGAAAAACGTAGGTGTTTTTCTGCTGGATGCGGTTTGCGGGGCCGAGATAGATTCTCAAAACGCTCTGCGCCGTATCCTGACTTTGCCTGACGAGCTCCTGTGGGAATATTCTGTACCCGCGTTCTGCATCGGGCGGGTCTGCCGGGTGTAGAGGGTCGAACTGAATAGCCTTGATCTGCTGTGGTGTCGGAAGCGGCTGTTCCAGCGGCTTTGCGCCGTCCCAATACAGGAGTTTCTTGAGCCTTGCCCTCGGAAAACTGTTATCCGAAGGCGGTGTGTAACCTCGCGACGGCAAGTCCATCAGGTATTTCATCAACCTGTATGGAATCTCTTCGGCTCCCTCCATCGTGTTGCCCGCTACAACCTTCGTATAGGGGTAGTAGGGACTATCTGTGGAGGGCTGCGCGCCTATCCAGTCAGGCATTTTCTTTCTCCTTCTGAAGCTGCTCTGCCATGTCCTTGACCTCGTCCAGCTGTGCGAGGATTTCCTTTGTGAGTTCGGGTGTGATTTCGGCGGTCAAGGTTCTCATCACACGCCCCACAGGGTCATTGTTCTGCTCTATCAGCGCATGGATGCTGTCATTTAGCATCATTGAGAACGTCTTGAAATCGTTCATGATTTCATAAGCCTTGTCCGAAAGATCGTTGTCATGGCGGCGCACAAAGCGGTTCATCTGCGAGAAAACATGGCTCTGCGCCCACTCGTCGTAGGCCTCTTCGCTCATGCAGGAATCGAGTTCACCGGAAATCGTTTCTACGCCTTCCCAAATGAAGTTCTGCTTCTTGAAGTTCTGATGCAGATAACTCTTTGCGAAAACGCCCATAAGAAACTGCTGCTTTACGCCGAAACGTTCTCTCAGCAGAGGGGGCAGCGTATCGCCTCCGGGAGTTTTCATTTCTTCTACACAGGCAATGGCAAACGCTTTTGCCATGCCTTCCTTTTGAGACAGGCTCAGATAATCGTCTGCCTTTCTCAGAATCTCTTCGGTTATCGTAATCGCCATCGTCATTTCTCCTTTTCCTTTGGCGTTAAAGCTTATTTGCGGCGCTTCTGTGCGCTTTTCTTTGCTGGGGTATCAGCGTCCACCTTTGCGACCACAGGCTTTTCTACGCTCTCCTGTGGCTTATCAGCGGCATTTTTCTTGCACTGCGCCCATTCGGGAAGCAATACCGCACATCTTTTCTGCCCGCAAAAGCGCTGATAGGGGCAAAGCGAGTGATATAGGTTTTGTTTATCCACGGTGGAGGGCTTCGGTTCTCGGTCACAGACTATGTAAGGGATGCCATTTACCTCGCGAGCGTGGGTACATTCGTACTTCATGGGATTTCACCTCAATCCAAAAGTTCTATGCTCATTTGAGCGGTACTGTCTTCGCGCGTGGCTGTCACTATCAGTGGCTTATCTGAAAGCCCGTAACAGGTGAGTGTTGCCTTATTGCCGCGCACGTCTGCGCTGTATGCGTCCTCATCAGCTCCCGAAAAACTGAAAGTGACAACATCGTCTGTTGCAGTACCGTTCTCGAACCAAGCTGCGCTTATCTCGGCAGTTTCAAGAGAGTGAAGCGCTGTCAGGGGAGTGCTGGTAAAGGCGACGTAGCCTTCGCCAACAGCGGCAACAGTGATGTCCACGGTCTGCGCAACGTCCGGATTTTGAGCAAGCGTAACGGTTACTGTCGCAGAGCCTTTGCCAACAGCCTTTACAAGCCCGTTTTCATCCACTGTGAGCACGTTTGTGTCAGATGATGTAAATACATAGGTAATGGGGTTCTCGGCAGTAGAAACAACGCTCTCGCCGTTCCTGATGCTTTTTACGGCCAATGTTTGTGTTGAACCGGCGTTCATGCTCTTGTCTGCGGTCACGGAGATCTGCCAGTTGAACGCAAGCCCGTCAGCTACTCCGCGTTCAAAGTCGTCCTGCGGCAGCGGCTCTGTCAGCTCTATCGTGAATGTGATGATATGTACGCTGTCCGCCTTGTTCGTGAACTCCCTCGTGAAGTTGTTCACGCCGCGCATTGCGTAAGACATATTGCCCAGCAGGAGCCGTGTGTTCTCAACAAAGCTCTTGGAGTATTTGTTGAGCTGACACACGCAGGAGATATAGTTCTTCGCTGTGATACTGTTCTCCGTTGCATGGCTTGCGTTGCCGAGAGTGCCCATCTTGGCGTAGCTCATGGGGATAGAAATGACGTTGCCGTAGTAGTCGAGGACATTAATGACGGCGTTGCAGCGCCGCACAACAGCCTGACCTATTCCAAGCCCCATGTTGTTGGGCTTGTAGACGATCCACCAGTTGTTGGCATATTGCATGTAAGAGCCGATGGGGATATAAGTCAGTCCTGCGGGTTGGATGATATAGATACGCTGCCAGTCGTCCGGCTGCAATTCGCCCGTGGCGGAGGAAGATGCAAAGGTCGAGCGGATCTGGATGGGCGTGTATTCGTACCAGTCTTTGGATGTATCTACTCCCTGACAGGCTGTGTTGAATACATTGTCTGCGAGATCACCAACGTCTACGGCATTAGCCTGCGTCGGATGGGTGAAATACTGCTTTTGCAGCCCCTGCGAGTGCATCCACTCGTTTGTCAGCGGGGCGTAGTCGCATCCGCCGACCATCCCGGCGTTTCGCGCCAGTTTGTTCAGATTCATGCCCCGCCTCCTCTTATCAAAGATTTGTGCTGAGAACAGTTGCTATGTAGTTTCTGTTCTCCTCGTAGTGGCGGAGCATGCCGTAGAACTGCTGCATGACCTCTTTCTGCCGAGCTGTATTGGAGTTCGTCTGGGAAGCCTCACTTATCGTGGTAAACGAACTGTCGCGTATCTTCGAGGTACGCTCTGTGGCGTTGTTGTCAAAACGATGCTCCCATGCGGCATAAATGCCATAAGCGAGGATCGTCTGCTCCGTGCGATTGAGGTCTGCGGCAAACTCACCGCTTTTATAAAGGTTGATGGACAATGTATCGTCCGGGGATAGGTCGATGTTCACAACAACGTCGCCGGTCTCAGCGGAGTAAACACAGGAAACAGGGGAGTAGGTCACATTTTCAAACTGATCTTTGCCCATAAGTCCGCATGAGCAGATATCGAAGCCAGTGAGTCCTGTTTCTATCGTCACGGGTGCTTCCTGCTTCTCTGTGGGGGTGTAGTCCACATCCTCGAAATCTGGGGCGGTAAGGTTTTGCAGTTTTAACAGCATTTCAGGCGGACGGTTGAAAAGGGGAATAGCCCAATCCATGTACGCTGCCATGCGGTTGTAGAAGACAGCGAGGCGGTTTTTCATGTCCCAATCAAGGGACAAATCGTTTTTTATGTAGGTCATCGCCTGCGTTTCGATTGGTTCCCATGCTGTGCTCATTCAAAACTCACCTCGCTTCCGAAAAATTCATTTACTTAATGCCGGTGATGACGCCAACCTCTACGCCGTTGCCTTTGAGGGTTCCAATCCAGTCCTCAGCTACGCCGTGTATGTAGGTCTCAAGGTCTATGCTGGCAGCTTCAAGGACTTTAATTGCACTGCCGCTCATCTTTTTAAGGGTCAAATTAACAAGTTCTGCGCCGAGTTTTGCAACCTGATCTTCCGTGAGCTTGCCTCCCTGAGTCTCTTTCCAAGCGGAAACAAAGAGCTGATTCAGTTCACCTACGGTCTGGATGGCGGCATCTTTCAGCTCATCCTTGGCGGCGTTGATGTTCTCAAGGTGCTTGTTCTTTCCTATCTTGGCCGTGAGCCACGCAAATGCGGTGGTCAGGGCTATGATCGCAAGCTGGGTAATGAGATTGGCAGCAATTTCCACTGCTGCATTGGTCATGTTTTCTATCATTTTGGTATCTTCCTTTCTTTTACTCTGATTGGGAGGTCCCCAACTTTAGCCATGACATCGTCGTAAAAGCCGTTCCCTTTGAGGGTGGTGTGGTATACTTCGTGCATGCGCTTCAAGTCTGCGAGGTCATCCATCCAAACGAAGCCCTGCTCGACGTACTTCTCACACAAATGCTTGACCCGGTCGCCCAAGGACTCCTTTTCGCCTGCCATCACGTCCGCGATTTTTTTTTCGAGTTCGCTAATTTTCTCTCCGATGGACTTAATGGCCTCTTTGATTTCTGCGATGTCGCTATCCTGAAGCTTGTCATTGTCCGCCTTGGCTTCGGCTTTATCAGCTTTCTGCGCCTTTCTGTTTGCCGCTAATTCAATAAGCTTGAATGCGCCATTTATAATGGCTGCCCCGGCGCTACCGCCAAGTATCGCAATGACCACTTCATTCATTTGGGAACATCCTCCTGATTAGACATCTTCTGCATTCAGCGCTTCGAGCATGGGCTTGAAAATGCCCTCGCCGTTATGCTTTTCCTTAGATATATTGTTGAGCGCTACGACTCTGGCACGGCTTACATACCGCTTGAGGGGGCTGCCATCGTTCAGATAGGCATCCATGAAGCGCGCCGCTACAAGCTCCTGATGCTCCGCGCACAGGCTGCCGAATATCTCTGCAGCTTCGGGGATCTCTTTCTTGAAGAAGAAATCAAAAACACCCTCGCGGCGGATGACTTCATTTTCGGCGTACTCGCAGTCATAAAGGCTTCTCTGCTCGTCGGTCAGGCCGTCCAGCACTATGATTCTTCGGGTTTTGATGAGTTTTGCTATCAGCGGTGTAATGAACGTGCTCTCAAACTCGCTTAGAGGAACAGAGAACACTCGTCCGCTGCCACTTATCTTTCGGCCATTGCCGATGATGATCTCGTTGTTCGGGATAACGCTGTCAATGTAGATGCACTGCACCATCTTCTCGTTGGGAGTGACATATACCGCCTGTACAACAGGCTCTACGGGTCTCTCCGCTTCCTTCGGCTTGGCAGCTTCAGCAGCCTTTTCAGCCGCTTTCTTCTTCCTGCCCTCGGCCATTTTTCTTTTCTGCTCTTCGCTCATTGCCATTTCTCAATTTCTCCTTTCATGGCAGATGACAGAGGAGGGAGGTTGTCCCTCCTCTGCTTGCGGATTATCAGGCGCTGGTGACGCCAGAGATGATGCCTATACGGCTTGCCAGGACGGGGGCAATATCGACGCTGTCGACCTGCAGAAGCTCGATTCTGCCGGTTGCGATGGTGTCCTCGCCCGGAGTGAGGGTGATCTGAGTGTCAGCGCCCTCCTCGAAGCACATGACCATAGGTGCATAGCGCTCGTTTGCGCGGGCAGCGATGATGATCATGTCGGTCGGGAAGATGCTGGTCAGGGTAGTGTTGATGGTCTCCGGCGTGGAGGTGGGCTGAATCTCGTAGAGAAGCACGCCATCCTTGGAGGTTATGTAGCCGTTGCGGAAGTACTGATCGCCGAGCTGGTACATGATCGCGTTGGCAAGCCCGGTGGTATCGGGGATGACATTGCGCAGTGCCATGAAATCACCGTAGGCGATGAGCTGATCGCGGCGGACACGGTTAGCCTTTGCAACATTCTGGCAGACGGTCGCCCAGTTGTTGCTCGTGTAGCTGGTGGCTTTCAGAGCGGAGGGGACATACTTGGTGTTGCCCGCAACCTCAACGAAGGCGGTAGTGAACTTCTGCATGATGTAGGCCGCATAGCCGCCAGCCATTGCGGCGACGGTATCGACGAGGTTGCCCTCGTTGCCAATCATCTGGTAGAAGTTGATAACGCCGCGAGTGGCAAAAGGCTTGGGGTTGAGCGTGATAGTGTTGCCGTAGAGCTGATCCTGCGGCACGCTGCGCAGAGCAGTCCAAGAGGTGTCTCTGTACTGGAACACAGCGTTGGAAGTCACGTTGATGGTCTTGGTCTTGCCCTTGGGAGTGGTCTCCACGGAAACCATTTCACCCACCAGCGGGGAAATGAGGGCAGGAGTTACGGGGTAGTAGGTAGCCCCGATGATGGTTGCCATGACCTTGAGGAAAATGGGGTCGGTGGCGAGAGACATATTGGCAAAAGTGCTGCGATCCTTGCGGTCAGTAGACTTGCCGACAACGGAATTTGCCTTGGAAGCGGCAAAGTAGAGCACGTCATCAGTCCACTCGCGGCACTGCTCCTCAAAAGCCTTCGCGCTGTTGCAGGCAAACGCAAAGTCCTCAGTGGGCTTGCCAGCAGCGGCAAGCGCTCTGTTTTTCTCGCGGCCAGCCTTCTCAAGAGCGAGGATCCTACCGCGAGTAACAAGGTCTGTGTACTCGTCACCGGACAGCGGTTTGCTGGTCAGGTTGCCGAGGGCAGAGTTAAACTTCAGCAGTTCATTCATTGTTGTGCGTCCTCCCTTCCTTATGCTTTGCGGCACAGCATGTTAAATCTGCTGCCCGCGTTATAGTTGGACTCAGTCCAGGAGTCGATGCCGAGCCCCTTATCGAGCTCAAAGTAGATGCCAGAACCGGCTGCGGGGGCAGCATTGGTGCCGACGAGCTGTCCGTTTGCGATGGTGGCGTAGATGTTGGTCGTAGCGTCTACTGCGGTGGAGAAGTTGCCTTCGCCGAAAGCGTATGTCTCGCCGGGAATAGCCTTGGAGAAGGTGTCCAGTACACCGGACGGGATGCCAAGGCCGAGAGTGTTGATACCCTCTGCGTAAAGACCGTTGCCGATCATGCCGCGCTGTACGTCACCGGGATTGCAGAAGTAAACGTCCTTAGTGCCGTCTGCGGCTGCGGTCATCTGGTAGCCGCCGGTCGCCATGTGTGCGCCCTTATTGCAGATGAAGCCTGCGGAGCAGTCAGCGGGGGTGAAGGTCGTGCCGGAGAGGCTGCCGAACTTACCCGCGATGTTCTGCAGGTCGTCGTTGCGGTTATTCCACATTCTCGGAAGGAATGCGGTTTTCTCAGTAAAAGCCATTATTTTGTCACTCCTTTTTCATTATTCGTGAGCGTCGCCCTTGAAAAGCTCGCCGAAAGTGCGCGGACTGCCGCCAGAGTTGCCTTTGATGTTGTTGAAGTTGAAGTAGTGCTTCTCGCTTGCTTTGGCAGCTGCTTCGTCGAGCTTCTTCTGCTCGTCCATGCACAGCGCCTTGACACTCATGCGTACTTCCGCTTCGCCGATCCAGTTGCCGTCAGCGTCCTCACGAGCGGTGAAATCGCCGTTCTCAACCCTCGCCTTGAGGTCTTTGAGGATTTCGCTGTCGAACTTGCACTCCGCGCCGCTGCACTGCTTGAACTCGTCCTCAAGGGCGGTCTTTGCGGCGTTCAGGCGGCGCTTATCCTCCTTGCCCTTCATCGCGTCAAGCTGCTCTGAAAGGTGCTTGATGGTCTTTGCGTCGGCCTGCGCCTGCTCAGTTGCGGCGTTGTAGCGGATTTCAGCCTCGCCCATAAAGGCATCGAGACTCGCCTGAACTTCGGATTCGCCTATCTTGTAGGAAACGTAGGCGTTGGCTCTCATTATTCGGTCAGGAATGATGTTGCCCTTGTCGCTCTCCTCGACGGAGTAGGTAAAAGGCTCACCGTTCGCGTTCACAAGAGCCAGAAGTTTCAGATCGCTCGAAGCGCCGACCACGGTATAGCCGTTGAACTTCTCCGACAGCGCCTTGAGTCGTGCTTTGTCAATCATGTTTTCTTTCACTCCTTTGTCGTGTGTGGTTGTTTTGGCTGTAGCTTCCTTTGCGTATGAGGCAGCTTTGAGACACATCTTTTCCATGCTGTTTCTCATCGCAGAGAGGGACTGGATGGTCGCACCCGCTACAGCCGGGGCAACTCCCGCGCCAAGGACGGTGACGCCGAGCACTACGTATTCCTCTTCGACCGCAACGTCGCCTTCCATATGTTCTTTGGTCACCAGCGTTTCTATGGAGATTTCCATGCCGTTCCCCTGCCGAGCGATCATGTCAACCAATTCCGGTGCGTACCATTTCCACAGAAATGCCGAGGCCACTATCCAGCTTGTGTCTTCTTTCCGCTCTAAGCGGATATCCGCATCTTTCGGGATCCAGCCGACTATCCTCTCGGCATCGGCGGCAGTAAAAGAAGCGTAGGTTTCACCCGTTTTCGGGTCTCTCTTGAGGTCGTAGTTGTGCCCATCGCCGATCTTCCCACTTGGGAGATAGGCCGTCAGAATAGGAATGTCCTTGAACTCAGGCAGGTGCGCCGCGAGGTTGATGTACTTCCAGTTGTTACGGTTCACCTTGTCGTTCAGCATCCACAGCTCGACCCGGTAGAGTTTTCTATCGCCAGAGGACAGAATTTTTAGCTGCCCTCGCGATGTGCGCGTTATTTCAGCGCCTTTGTATCTGTTCTTGGCCATAAGCCATCACTCTTTCTGCGGCACGTTGAGCGTGCGGTTGAGCCAGTTATCAAAACTGGTGCTGCTAATCCCGCCGTTTTCCGCCATTGCCTTGGCCTCGCACAGCCACTGCCTGTCCTGATAGTTCTCCATCTGGACGTTCTCGGCATAGCGTGCCAGCGGCTCAAAATTGGCATTGTCGCAAACCTCGATGACCTCGGACAGCCCGTCGTTAACGCCGTCGATGAGGTTGATACACTTATCCAGCACCTCTTCCACGGAAGAAAAACTGTCCTGCATTTCCGGGATTGTCGGATAAACCAGCGGCAAACCGAGCTTCGCCATGATGTCTTTCAGCTGGTCTATGTACTCCGGCTGCTTGTGTTCAAGCGCGTGAATGGCTCGTGTCAGCGCCGCATAGCCGCTGTACCATGTCTGTTCTTTTATCGCCGCGAAACTCCACATGGCATTTCCCATCGCGCTCATAGCTCTGCGCATCGGTTCATAAAGGAAGGAATATCTGTCCTCCCGATATGCGTCGTAAAAGTCTCTCAAGTCTCATTCCTCCCTTGCGGTGAAATAAAAAAGCAGGGCTACCAACACGAATTTCTTCGTGCTAATAGCCCTGCTTTGGCTTTGTCGAACCTCCTACATGAGGTTCCTTACATCTCTATTTTCTTGTTTTTAATCTCCCAAAGGTGAATCCCGTTGGGTTTCGCGGCAATTTCCAGCCGCTTGCCTTCTTGAAGCAGTCGGTTGATAATTGCTATCATTTCGGCAGATAACTCAGGCGGTTTCTCTTGAGCACGATCTTTCATATCTCTTCCTCATGCGTCTCGCTGTTTATGCTGCCGCGTTCTTCCGGTCGCCCGTCCTCGGAGATTTCCTTTTTTGCCTGCGGCGGCAGTCCGCTGGTATCCTGCTTGGCTGAATACGATGTCACAAGCGGTCTGCGCTTATCCATCACGCCGCTTTCGTCCACAAAATCAGATATTGCAATATCGTCAAGTATCGTGTGTCCGGACAACGCATCATATTTGAGCGTATCGGTGAGACAGCCGTTGGTCATGCCCTTGCGTGCGTTCTCAATTTCGTCATCTATCTTGAAGATGTCGCCGAACATTTTGAAGCGCATCGGGGTCTTGCAGTTCAGGCTCTCTATCATCCAGTTCATAATCCGCTCCATGCTACCATATATGAACTTAGCATAAGAAGCCGCAAGCCAAGCTGAAAGCTGCGCCACGCCGACCTTTGGGTCGTTTGTGGTGGGAATGAGAGAGGGGAGACCCGCTTTAAGAATCTGGTCTGAATATGCCGTCGAGCTTATGTCCGTGTTCGCAACGGTGTCAGAAATCGTCTGAAGCTTCAAGTCTTTCGCAGGCGCAAGGTAAAGCCCTATGCCGCTCGTGTTGTTCTTATTGAGCATCTGATACCACAGATACTCAAAAAGCTTCCTCGTCGTGTCAGAGACCCTTATAGGGTCGTTATCCGTTGCGCTCTTCGGGTCATAAGTTTCAAGCGAGCCAGTCAGCACAGACGTCAACGGATTAAGGATTATTTCGAGCTGTGCCGCCTCGTAATTAGGTATCTGCGTCAGTGACACGAACATGCCGGTGTTCGGCGGGATAACGAGGGGAGTGGTATCATCTACCTCGATGGTGAAAACCCTGTCGGCAGGGAGCGTTACCCAGTAGAAATACTGCCGCCCTACGGCTACCCATTGGGGATTTCCTATTGTCTCATTCGCGTGAATGGCTTTGAATTTGTCTGTATCGATGGTGTTATAGACGTATTTCCCCGGCGTTTTTACGACAACCTCATCGAAAATCCGCATATACGGCTCGAAAAGGTCACCGAACTGACGCCAGTCATTGCCCGGCCGCATGAAGTAAAACAGGTTAAATGCCACTGTGTATTTGCCGGGGCCGTTGTTGTAACCTACGATTTTGCACCAGTCCATCGGGAGCTCCTGCAAGAAAGCGTAGTTTATTTTGTTGTGGCTTTTGTCGACCGAAATACGCGGTGTGACGAACACTTTGCCATATTTCATGCACAGGCCGCACAGCTCATGGGCTTTTTCTTTTACACCCACTGTCCGAACGAGCCGCTGTGCCAGCAGCATGTCGCGTAATTTATCCTTTTTGCTTACCTCTGCATCGGTGTACGTGGGATATACGTACCATGAATAGGTAAGCGTATCGGGATAGGTCTTGAGGATCAGATCGTAAGTCTTGGTGCTGTACGCAAGCGACGCTGACACCGCTCTCAGGCTCTTTTCACTGCCGTCCGGGTTCTGCACCATTGTGCTTATCTGATCTTTGGTGAACTCGGCAGGACGCGTGTTTATGCCCTTTACGCGGGTGTTCTGTATCTGCGGCCAGTTATTCAGAAATCCAAGCCCACCGGCAGCGGAGAAAGCGGTGAAATAGTCGCTCATTCCCATGCCGCCGTACATGCTGTTGGCTTTCTGCAATATCTCTCCGAGTGCCTTATAACTCGTTGCTGCCGGAGCTTCCATCGGCCCCATCTGCTGTATTTCCAATGTCCGCTCCACCTTTCTGCATTTTATCGAGCTCTGCGAAGAAGCGCTTCTCAAAGTCCTTCATGTAATCGTCAAGCTCTTTGCGGTATTTTAGTTCTTCCTCGCATCGGACCGCGTTACTTTCGCTCCATATCCACAGCCAATCGGACTGTGCCAGGAGGTATTCGAGGTCAGGCGTGACCTCTATCGCGCCATTTGGCTTATCGGAAGAAATTATCAGTATATGGTCTGCGTCCGAGTAGAAATGGCTGAATGTTTCCTGCAATTTCAGGTTCTTATCAGTCGTGGGAAGCGCCCACAGCTTGTTTTTCGTAATATCCATCAAACTATTGCTCCTCGGCCAAGGCGTCTGACGCTCCGCGTCCTCACCGGCGCGTATGTTATCTCACTGTCGAGATGTTCAGCCGCTTCTTGATAGCTGCTCTTGCGCCGGTTCTGCGACGCTACGAAAGCATCCTCGTCAAGCTTTATCGGTCTCGCGGCGTACATCATTGCCGACCACAAGTCCTTGTTGATGTGCTTGTTTATCTCTTCCTGCGTCCAACCGCTGCCGGTTTTCTTTCGGCGCAGGTTAGCTATTTGGTCGCACAGTTCCTTGGTCTTGATATACGGATGCTGGATTTTGACATCCTGCGTATCATCCTTGATGTTGTGTGCCATTTTATAAGCCCGTGTACCCTCGTGTACGTTGGTTATGAGCAATCCCACATTGCCATGTTCAAACTCTCGTGTGAGGTAGTCGAGCATGTCGATGTTGGGGTCTGCGCCACTGCGCCCCGGTGTTGCATAAAGTGAATAAATACACGGTTTTGCGTTTTTCTGAACCAAATCGAGGTATCGGTCGTCATTGTTGACCGTACAGAGGGGCGGAAGCCCATCTCCAAGGTCTCTATGGAGCTGCTGCACAACAGCCTCACCGAACTGCCATGAGTCAATAACGATGATTGGTTCAGGCGCTCCCTCAAGACGGTACTGCGCCCAACGGTTCTTTATTCTCCGCGCCTGCCGCTCCGCATCAAGCGGGGGAAGGTCGGTCAAATAAACACAGTCTTTCTTAAAACTGGTACTCCTGCGCTGCTCGTAGGTTTTCAACACTACTTCGGCGCACATTGCATTGCCGTTTCTCTGTCGGTACGAGACGTCGTAGCCTATGTAGTACCGCACGTTTGGGTCGCCGCAATGCCTGTCCTCCATAATGGTCAGCGTCTTGGCATCCTGTACGTACTGATCTCGAAGAAGGGGATTGTCCACACTGCCGGTGCATTTAGATTCGCACTCGCGCATGAACTCTTCTTTCGTCAGCGTGTCTCGCAGCCCGTCATAGTATTCAAACGGTCTTACATGACACAAAACCGGAACTTGCCAAGGAATAGCACAGGCAAAAGCGCTCTCACCGTCAGCCATTTTCTTGCGCGCCTTGATGTAAACGCTGTAGGCGGGGTTCTCTTTCGAGCTTGCCGACGTGATGTATATCTCGGCAAGGTCTTGGTGAGACGGATCCGGAACGCCGTCAATTAGGTGCTGCAAACGGTTTGTTGCCTTGACCACCTGATTGAAGTCTGACCAGTTGAATGGAACTGAGCCGTCCTCCTGACCACACTCTTCGCCTATGACACAGTGGGTATTGCGTCCTCGATCTATTGCGACTTCGACTGCGCTGCCCTCTGCCGTGCTTATCTTGAAGGTGTCCGACGAATCATTGTTAACGTTCCAGTGCTTCGCCAAATACGGGTAGTTGTACTGATATTCGTGCCACGCCTCCGACGCGATCTTTGCTGTCTGCTTATTGGAAGGGCCGTAATACGCTGTGACTTCGCCGGGGTATAAGATGCCTTTATTGCTTGCCGAACTTATCACGGCGCTGGTTTTGGTTGTTCCGCGCGAACCTATGATGTCCACCATGCGGTAACGTACCATTGCTCGCCGCATTATGCGGCCTATCAGACTGTTGTGATATTTGCAGTTCGGATTCTCTGTGATATCTTCCAGATAATCTGGATAATACCGGAAAAACGATATTAGGAGCGCCCACCATTCGTCGGTGAAGTCATCATAGTTGACACCCTGTCGGGTCTGCTTTTTGATGAAACCGCCGCTTCTGCGGCTGTAAACGTAGTCCTTCCTCATTTCGCCTCACCGCGGACAAGGTCGAGCTTGCGGTAAATCTCTTTTTCAACCTCGTCGGGCTCTTGCATGAACTCGCCCAGCTCATCATCAAGCCGGAGCGAGGGCGGCAGGCTGGCCACCTCTGCGCGTCCCTCGTTCCACGCGCTTGTGTTGTAAATTGCGAGGAGAATCTGCTCCGCCGCGTCCTTTGTCATCTGATACTCAGGATGGAGTTTTGCCAGCAGTTCCGGGAATGGCAGTCCAAGCAGCCCCTTGGCTTCGAGCGCCCTCACTATGCCGTCAAGCTTTTCAAGGTCTTGCGGCAGCTCGTCCTTTTTGCGGAGCTGTTCGTTTTCCATCTCGCTTTTTATCAGGTCGCCCAGCAGTTTTGCTTTCTGCGGGTCGCCGTTGTAAAAGTAATAATCCTGTTCAAGTGTCCAACGGGATATCTTCTCTATCGCCATCTGCGTTTGGGGGCCTATTGCGGGGCGACCATCTGCTATGGCCGAGTAAATGCGGTCAAGCTTGTCGTAATCTTCCTGAGTGTAAGGGTGATCCGTGGGTCCTTTGCCCCATTTCTTCTCCTGCGCAACACGCCCCTCAACGTAATCCTCGGCGCAGAGCATTTCATCGTCGACATACAGCGTCTCGGATTTGCCGTCAAAGGCTTTCTTGATATCAGTTACGCCGTCGACGAACTGCACGAATCTCTCGCCCTTGTGGTAGCCTTTCTGACACAGGATCACCGTGTATGCTGCCCACGGATTTGTTTTGTCATTCTGGAGCTTCTGCGCTGCCTTAAAGAGATCGGGCATATACGGCATGTTGAACTCTGCCGCGCAAAGGAACATCGCAAGCTTGTAGCCGACTGTTGCCGCCCGCTGGTCGTAAACCTTGGGCTGACACTTGATGCAGTAAGGTGAGTAACGCTTTCCAAAGCGTTCAGGCAGCGTCCATGCGTTCGTATCGTTCAGCTCCCTGTCGCATAAACAGCACCGCTGTACGACTGTGTTATCTGCCATGGCGCGCCCTCCTCTCCTGCAAATCAAAAACAGGCAGAGCCGCCCACGCTATATCTATCTTGAGCACTCTGCCTGAAATTTTCTATGTTCTCTTGTATGGTATGACGGAAAGGGAACTTTGGCAACAGAGTCTAAACTTTTTCTTCTTCACCAATCCTTTTATCCCGTCGTTTCCTGCGTTGAG